TAATCTGCAGCAGCTGCCACGAGCCCTTCTCTGAGCATCTTCGGAAGATCCGCAAATTGCCTCTCTGTGAGAGACGATCCCAGTTGTTCATTTACGAACTGCAAACCTTTAGCGAAGTCAAGATTACCTCTTGTGGCAGCATCATTAAGCTGGTCTTGTAAATCTACTGTGTCTGCTAAAATCTCACGCGCCTTCACAGTATCTTTATTACCTTTAACTCTCAAATCACTGAGCTTGAGCTGGTTCAAAATAAGCTTTGTTTGCAAATCCAGAATCTTATTAAATTCAGTATCGTCCAAACGAAGCACGGCGTCATTGGAAACACCGGCAGAAGTTATACCTTCAATTGCTTTCTCACCAGTATCGAATACAGCACTTTTTATCGTTTGTCTAACTTGTATTAGAAGCTCTTTCTCTCTGTCAACTATAGATTTCAATTGTTCCTGAGTACTCTTCCTAAGTTCGTCAGAAATACGTAGATCGCTAGATGCAAAGCTTTCGCCTTTAAACTTGTCTGAAGATTTTTGAAAGGCGTCTCGCAATCTTGTTATCTCTTGAAACTTTACTTTGAGACCTTTAAATACATCTCCTTCGAAGCTCAATAACGAACTTACATCAATTTCAATACCGCTGTCAGAAAGGACTGAAGCGAAATCTTCTATTGTAAGCTTTTCTGAAAGTATCTCTTTACTCTCTCTCAGATTTTGACTGATGTCATGGGCTCTGGCAACGTCATCGTCTCCCACAATTTGACCAGACTCTATATCAGCTCCTAGCTTAGCAATCTCCAATGTCAATCGTAGCCATTCTTCTGAAAGAGCAACACTATCACGAAGATTATCAGGAATCTCTTCACCCAAGTTTTCTGCTGCAGTATCCAAGCGTCTGTTTAAAGATTCAGTGGAACCGGCAAGAGCATCTATGTTGACCCCTTTAACTGTGGCCAACACTTGAGACAGAATTTTAGTCTTATCAATCACATCCTGAATTGCCTTATTTTGAGCTTCGGATGAGACGTTGGGTTTGTCTTGTAGCGCAGACCTGGCTGTAACTGCACTATTTAAATTGTCGATAGCCTGATCGATATTACTACGACTGGTATCGGAGGTCGTTGCCACAAACTCAAGCGAAATCGGATCTTCACCTATCTTTTTCAACTTGGCATTTATCTCAAATACCGTGGAATCTACTGTATTGATCAAACTTACTAGGAGTTTTCTTTGTACATCTATTCTACCTCTGAGATTTACGGCTTCAATGCCCGTTCCCAGACCGGCCGTTGTAAGTCTCTTAAGCTCTTCCTCCAACCTTTCTATCTTCTTACCGGTCTCTAATAAGAAGCTCTTTCTACTCAACGGTGTATTAGCGTCACCCAATATCCTTCTGAGCTTGTTATCAACATCATCCAACCCAGAAGTCTTCCCTACTGCCGTTATGGCACTTTCGAGAAATGAGAAAGTCTCGGCCAACTTGATTAGAGACTTACCAGTGTCCTCGATAGCCTTCAGATCAATGTTTTTCTTGAGAGCTTCCTCAAAAGATTGTGGCAATCTTGCTGCTATCAATCCACCTTCTTTCACGAGCTTTTCAAGGAGCTCTACATCTATTAAACTTCCATAGAACTTACTAGCTGCAACCCCAATATCTTCTTTAAGAACACCCTTAACACTCTTTTGAAACTCTGTGAGTTCTGTCACCACATCTTGATTAACCTTTGCAAGAACAATTTCTCTACTGGCTCTCGATCCTGCTTGCTGTAAATCAACTTCCAATTGCTCTCTTTTAGCTTCCAATATCTGAAGCTCTCTGGAATACTGAATGTCTTTTTGCTGTCCCAGGACTTTATGCGAAGTGGCTTCAGATCTAAGTAATTGTTCGATCTCTAATCGGCCTTTAATAAGCTCGTTTTGTTGGTCATTCAACTCTTTCAATGCATTACCTGTATCGATAATGCTCTGTTTGCTCTCTGCACTTACTAATTCTATGTTCTCTCCTATAAATTTTGCCGAGTTGTCTGTCACGTTTTTCAAAAATTGTTCGTCGAAAGTCAACTCCGGTGGTTTATCAGGAACAAATAACTCGCTAAAAACAAAACCAAGACCCTTGGCAGCTTTTACATATGTATCTGCAAGTATCTGAAGACCTTGCGTAGTGATATTATCAAGACCTTCATAACCTTCTGAGATTGCATCATTAAGATCTCCGAACGAATCATTCAAAGCATTTATGGACACATCGAAAAAGCCTGCTTCCGGATTGTCTGAGAACACGTCTCCCACAAAATCTACCGTATCAGCCGTGAATCCAAAGTCACGATCTCTGGCGTTTACGGGTCCGACTTCGGGTATATTTGACAGCGGCTGTAGTCCGCGGGACAATGCCAGCCTTAAATCATCGGGAAACAGTTCACGATTGGCTATGTCCGCAAATGTGGGAAGTTCTGATCCAGGTCTTTGTGTTTGTCTAGCCAGGACCTTTCTTGTATGTTCTTCAATCTTCTCTAATTCGTCTTTCTGAGAATCTGTAGTGAAACCTTGCTCGAAAATATCCTTTTGAATCTTTTTGAGACTGTCTGCTTGTTGCTTTGAGAACTCTTCAATCCTTTCAAATTCTTTAGGAGACAGCTCCCCAAGATCTATTCTTTCCAGTAAGAAAGAGAAATCTAAAGTAGTATCGCCTATTGTCTGTCTTTTAAGGTTCTCATTTATTGAGTCCAGTCTTCCTTGAAAAGTTATAGGTCCCAAACCGATAAAAGATCGTAGCTTATCGATGACTGAATTGAATTGATTTATGAAGCCCTCGCCTTCACCAAAGAACATAACACTTAATAAACCTACACCCGCAGTTATAACAGCACCTGGAAGTGTTTTTGCAAGACCTTTGGCAATACTTCTAACAAGTACCCTACCCAAGCCAATAGCAGGACCCACAAAATCAGGGTCAGTGGAAATAGTACTGAAGGCCTTTTTGTATACTGATTTGATACTTCCCAACACTCCACCGACAGCCAACTTGCCTAGACCACCAACAGCGCTCAGTCCGCCGATTGTAATATCTACTGCTTTCAAGAGCAGAAGGTTGTTTCTCAAAACGCTAACCAAGGTTATTAAACCTTTTATAGCTGCTTTAGTAGCTTCTATGGGCGCAACTAAGAGACCTTTGGCAAAGGCACCGAAACCGTCTATCAATCCAGCCAATGCAAAACGCAATCCTCTGAATTTCACTGCAGCTGATACGGCCTCAGTAGATCGAAATGCTGCACTTACTGCTTTCATTTGAAAAGCCAAGGTGACGGCCCCTGCAATAAGTGTGGGGAATATAGTTGATAGGGCAGTTAGACCTGCAGTGGCAACAGCCCCCACTCTGGCTACAGTAAACACACCTAATAGCGCTGTCCCTAGTTCCTTGACCTTCAAAATAGCCACGCTCGCTAGTCTACTTATGTTACCGAACACCGCTTCGAAACCGGCTGCCCTTCTTACACGTCTCAGAGTTGCCTCTGCTTCGGCTGTCTTCTTCTTGAAAAGAGCCTCGCCTGCAACGTTTGCTTGATTGACGCCCACCCCTGAAGCCACAGCGCGCCTTACGAACGTCTGCCTAGCGGTGAGAGCATCTGCGAAAGCTTGCGCCACAGGCACAGGAGTGGCGGCTGTAGCAGCACCTATCTGAAACGCTTTGAATGCCTTGACAGCTGCATACAACGTAGCAGCCAAACCTGCCACAGTCAAAGCCAAGGTTCCGACTTCTGCACCGAAATCTGCTAAGCCGCTACTTGCACTTGCCGTTCCAGAGAATAATGCAAAGCCTATAAATAAGAATGCCCTACCCAAATGAGTGAAAGAAAGAAAAAGATCAAGGGAAATAGATAGAACCTTGGCAGCAAAGTTAGTAAGGGCAGCTGTGATGTTTACAAATAACCTAGTTAGATTTCTAAAGGAACGACGTATCTTAGGTATAACAAGAGAAATGGCATCAGAGACGCTTTGAAAAATACCATCAAATAAGTTTCTGAGAGACAAGAATGCATCAGTACCCAAAATGCTGGAAAGTGCAGAAGAGATCAACCTCTTCAGCTGACCAAATACATCAGTTACATATATCTGCATAAAGCGTTTAATGTTACCGGCTTTATCTGTGTCTATTAAGAAAGACTTGAAAAAGAAATCCGCAATACCTATTTTACCTGCAGCAAAAAGACCTTTATTTGCGCCTATGTTTTTGAAAATGGTGCCTATATCAAATAGTAAGCTGCTTAATGCGGCTTTAATAGGGCTTGCTACTTTTGAGATATCATCTATTTGGCCGAACAGTTGTCTAAAAAATGAAAACTTTCGTGCCTGTAATGACATAAAACCAATAAGACTATTAAAGACTGTAATTAAGCTTATCTTTGCGCTATCAACTAACCGAGCCACCCCTCCTTTACCGAAGATGGCCTCTAATAGAAAAGGTGCAGCTATAACGGCAGATGAGAAGAATCCGACAGAATCGAACAAACCCAACATAAATAGACCACCTGCCGTAAGCCCCGCTTTCGTAGCAGCACTCTTGATGGCTACGCCTTCAAACAGACCGAGAGTTGCAGTATGTATAACTGCCCTGGCGGTGGCCATGCCTTTCTTTGTAAATACTGCAAATAACGTAAGAACAGCGGCCAAAGTAACAGCCAAATCATTAGCGAGAGATACCAAAAAGCCACCCAATGGACCGAAGATGCCTTCAAAAAGACTCTTAATAAATGAAGGTATTGCCCTCACAGCGCCATTTACTACAGCAATCATGCCATCTACTAGAGTCTTACCAAAGTCCGTTCCAATTCTTGCCAAGACGCTTCCAATCACTTCTCCAGAAGATTCAAATACGCCATCAACGACATTACTTATTGAACCTAAAGTTGATACCAATGCAATGAGCTTTAACTTGAACCCACCAAATATGAACAGCACAGCAGATGCAACTTCTCCTATGATTGACGACAGAATACTGTCCACAACTGCTGCAAAATCTATATTTTCCAAAGACTTAAAGGCGTCCAAAAACGTGTCAGAAAAATCAAGACCCACAGAGGACAATCGCTTTTGGATACCCTGAAATATTCCTGAGATTCTACTTGAAAAACCTTCCAATATACTCTCACTTTCAAATATATTTCTGGTATATTCGTTTATACCGTCTATTGTATCTGGCCAAAAAGACCTCCCCACGATCTTATCAAATATATCTGCAAAATAGCCCACAGCACTTGAGGCAAACTCTGAAATGATATCCAAAGTGTCACTCAATCTATCTCTTGTTATTTCATATACACGTTCGAACGTATCCGTTAACGTGTCCCCTATATTGAATTCCGGAATATCTATGTTAAAGCTGAAATCGAAGTCTATATCAGACAAAGCATTTGCAACAGTTTGCAGCGGCGATGAAATTGTTGATGAGATAGTTTTTAATGCATCTCCAGCAAACGCCAGGAAGGCATCTATACCGTTACCAAAAGAATCTCTCACAGATTCCCACACCAGAGTAGACAACTCCGAAAAGAAACCAGATATGAAACTGAAAAGTCTAAAGAATACTTCTCTAAATACAGTTAATATGGTTGAAGCTATCTCTTTAAAGTTGTTAGCATCAAAAAGCTGTACATCAAACACACCTTCAAATGCTTCAGATGCTAAGTCTCTGACTACTTTGACGATTGCCTTAACTTGTCTGACAAGGGCTGAAGCCAAAGATCTTCCACCGGCATCACTGAATGTATCCGTTATTGCACGTCTGTATGATTCAGCCCAAACAGTTACAAAGCCTACAAGCCTGGCCAATAGTACTTGCAATACAGGCTCCAGAATTTCAGTGAATGCCCTGGTTATGGATTCCGCCGTTGAGATTATAACTTCTTTGGCTCGTTCCAAACGTCTGTTGCGTATTCTCAGAAGCTTGCTATCGATCAGGCCCAGAGATATTAGCATGTCTTGTAAAGGCGTCAGAGCTGTACGTATGGAATTCGTAACACGTTCCCATACAACGGGCCAATTTCTGGTTGGACCTCTTATGAACTCTCTGTTCAGATCTTCAAGATTGTCATTTAGATCAGATATACTGGTAGATCTAAAGACCTCTGTGAAAGCCCTACCTACGTTTCTACCTCTCCTGAATACCGATAACGTGTCATTCATGGACTCCACAAAGGCTCTTATCGGAAATGAAGCTTTAAATACATTGGCAGAGAATCGAGTGACTAATATATTTAACTCAACAAACAAGTTAGTAACTACGGTTATCGGTGGTCCCAATAGTTTGGGAAACAATCCTGCAATACCCGACAACGTGCTAAATATCAAAACGCCGATATTCTTTAGCAGTATCGCAAATTCAAGAAGCAGGCCCTTGGAACTGTCTTTCACTTCGGAAAAAGGATTCTTTTCCAGCAACTGTCCAAATGATGGTATCTTCCCTTCATCCAAGGTGAACTCTTCTCTGGCTGTCTCAGCTCTGACTCTAAGGGTGGGACCTGTTATAGCCTCTTCTAACTTCTTCTTTTGAGTAATAAAGATAGCCAATAGACCGGTAATCTTCTCATGCATATCCTGATAAAATGAATATAGCTTAAAAGATCTGCTCAACAGTACATCTCCATTAAGCACGGCTTCTTTTACCAAATTGAAGAAATTACCTTCGAGAAAGTCTGTTGCGAAATTCCTTGCAGCAAGCTTCACTATCACGCTAGACAATAGAAGATTCTTAGCAAACCCATCCACTGCATCTGTCATAGCAATTATGCGTGTGGCGAATCCTTCAGCAAATCCAAAGTCCAAACTGAGTGTACCAAAGAATCTGGATATGGATGTGGTCAGCTGTCCGACAGCTTGTTGTGCCGTTATGGATGTCTTATTAAATTTATCATCAGTGCGCTTTCGGTAGTCTTCCAGAACCTTCACCACAAGATTGGTCGTGAGCTTGCCTTCTTCAGCGAACTTGCGTAATGCTCCCGCGTCCAGCTTCAGAGATTCCTTCAAGGCGTTACCCAGGAAAGGTAGCTGCTCAAGAACAGAATTCAATTCTTCACCTCTGAGTGTACCTGAGGCGATACCCTGTTTGAGCTGCACAAAAGCGGCTCTTATTGTCTGTGCGGTACCTCCAGACAGTACGGCCATCTTCTGCAAGGTCTCTGTCAAACGTTCTATCTGGTCAGCGCTTTTACTTGTGTTCTTTAAAGCGAACGCAAAATCTGAATACAATTCCACAGTGGTTCTGAATTCGGCACGAGCTCTTCTGGCAACACGGTATAAAGAATTCTGCCTTATAATCAGTTCGTCTGTGCTGTCTATTACCAGACGTAATCTATTGTCCAGATTGACGAGCGCGTCTGCAGAACGGTTTATAGCATTCACGCCAGTAACGGTTGCGAAAGCAGCAGCAAGGCCAATTACAGCATTCTTTATACTGAAAAAGCTACTGGCAACTTTTTTGTTTGATGCCACTATTTTCTTATTTGTATCAAGAGAGGCAGTCTTGTATTTACCTACTTGCTTGGTGGTATCACCTACTGCCTTATTTACTGCTCTCAGCTTATTGCCACTAATAGCCCCAAGAGATTGATTGGTTTTGACAGAGTTGCGTATCAACTCCGCCAGTTGCCTATTGATTAAGGCAAGTTCTTTTCTGGCAGATGTCGCATTAGCTTCAAAATCTATACTTACACCTGACATTGTGTACCTCTAATTTAAAACCCCCACCATATATTTATGATGAGGGTATGTTTTTGACAATCACGCCTTTAGGGCGTAACTTCGTGTTATTCAATACTGTTCGTTCTACAAAGAAAGTGGGAGCTTGTTTAGAAGAACCCTGATTGAGCTTTGATATATGATCTACACGGTTGACAACCGCATCATTTTCAACATGCCACCCAGCTCTGGCTTCTCCAGTGTCAATGGGAGTAACAACCCTGAGAGCTTCCACAAGTTTTTGCTTTTCTACAAAAGCTGCAGCTTTCTCTGCATCTTCAATTTGTTGTTTCATCTTTTTAACGGCAGCTTGAATGCCACCAATACTGACCTTAAGAACCAATCTTCTCACCTCCTTTGGCCTGTGTTATCTTGCTATATAACGCAGAACCTCTAAAAGAATTAACATTCAATTGTCCTTCTTTCTTATCTTCGTGTGCGCCATATATTGCACGCAAGGAAGAAAATATTGTCTCAGGCTTAGCCTTAACACCCTGTGCTTGAAGTAACTTGAAAGTCCTGTCATCTTCTCGCCAGCCTTCGGGACGCATTTCAAAGTATCTCAACCACCCAACAAACTCTGTATAAGGCATTTCATGAATGAGTTTATAAATCGGAAGTTGCAAACAATGCGCTATTTCATAAATGACGAGCTCTCCAGATGACAGCTCTACTTTCCCTTCTTATCTTCTCCCATACCGGAAAACTTCATGATTTCACCAGACAAGCTTGATAACTCATCCATGGGAAAAGTTTGGAATTGTTCGTCTGTAAGATCTTCTGCGCCTTCAACGGCTTGATTCATAACAAACCTAAGCAACGCGAAATTGTCGGAAGTCTCTTCGGCGGCATCTTTGGCAAGTTCTTGTATTTCCAGAACCTGGGCCACGCTTAATTTTTTAATATCAACTTTGGTATTCATAAAAGATACAGACTTAGTCATGGTTGTACCGACCAAAGCTAATAAATTTTCTGCCTGATTTCCCACTCTATTCTCCTTTGAAATTTTCGGAATTTTCATATTGGAAGTCATCCAATTGTTTCCTCATTTGATGTAACAATGATAAGGTCAAAAAGACCTCTTCGGATTTCGCTCTATTTTCAGCAAACTCAGACACCCTGTCGAATGTCTTACGAATACTGATATCAATACTCTTTCTCATATGCTTTGCAGTCGTTCTAAGAACGTATGCTTGGCTAAATGGCTTTTCATCTTCTGTCATAATATTCTTCTGAAATAAAGGGGACCCCATGATGAGGCCCCCATTAGTTACTAGTCGGTAAATGCACCGTAGAAGTCTGATTGAACAGTAATGGTTACTGTTGCAGTGTTAGCATCAGTCAACTGCGGATTTACCAGAAGGGCTTCCATCTTGCCGATCCAGAAATACTGACTGTTTTCCACAGTACCAATTTCACCCGCGACTGAACCGTAACCACCTGTCGGCTCCGCATTCAGCAATGCAAAACGAAAACAATACTGAAGACCGTCTCCGACTTTGGAACCGAGCCAATCAGCGGTATCCTGCCAATCTTCACCAACAAAGTTAAGTGACAACTCAACGGAAGGAGCGTCAGCCTGACCCTGGATTTGCTGAGAAGTCTTGGAGCCGTAAACAGGGACGTTCACGACGTTAGGTGGTGTACCGATCGCTGGGAATTCGCGAATGTTTTTAATACGAACAAATTCACCACTACCAGCGACACCAGGGGTGGTACCGTTGGCGATTTCACCAGTTATCGCAAAACAATCTTTGAAATTTGTTTCAGTTTGAGTGCCGCCTGCGATGGCATCGATAAGCGCCTGAGTATCACTACCAACTCCAACGTCAACACAAATAGACATGTCTGAGAAAAGACCTGCACCAATTGAGGCAATATTAGCCATTATTGTACTCCAGTGTAATTAAAAGAAATTGTGTAAATAGATCGATACAAAGAAGGATCATCAATGTCCAACTGACCAGCTCCCACCGTACTGTTGAGGAACTGTGTAGCACCATTGCCACTCGTTTCCAAGTATTGTCCTGTCAAGTATTGATCCAAGATATCTGCAATTTCGAAAGGACGCAGTGGTCCGTTTCCAGCAGACGTAAATATATCTATAATTAATTGACCTGAAAGTGAATCTAGCGTAGAAAGAAAACTAGAAGGAACTATCGATACTCTGATAAATTCAGTTCCAGGGTTGATTGGTATGTGATTCTGAGGATATGTCTTGATACTCTCTGTGGCCCAACCAGCGGCATCAAATACAGAGAATATATCATTTTGCACATCTGCATATTTTCCCATATCAAATCTCCTTATAAGCTTCCACAGTCACAATGAAACCATCATCTTTAATTGTTCTACCCAATTGAAAAATGGCAGAGTCTATCGTAACCGTTTCGTAAAAAGAGACATCACCCACGTCTTCTTTCTTTAACATAATAGCTTGCTTTTGAGTATTCCTTTCACTAGCCTTACGGTCTTCTCTGTTGCCCTTAGTTGCATTTATGACCACAACCTTGGTGCTGATGACAGTGTCCGCGTTTTCGATGTTCGATTTCGTTCCGAAGTCATATCCAGTAACGTTCTTCTTTGTTAGAACAACAGTGGTAGCTAAGTCTTTAACAGCGTTGAATGCAAAGTTTACATTCTTGTTGATAAGATTGACGTAGCTCACTAGTTCGCTCTCCACCACGCATTCGTACGTGCAGTAACACTAAACAGCGGCCTTATATATTGATCCACAAAGCCGGGAATCTTGTTGGGATTCCTTATATTCTGCAGTTCAATTTCACCAACTGTAATGTTTTTCACCGTACCTGTATCATCCAACACACCTGTATTGTTTAATAAGTGTACAGCTAATTCGTACGTGGCAACTAAGATTCGGTTTGGAACAACAGCACTGTCTAAGATAACTATTGCACCAACCCGAGCATCGAAGTATTCACCTACACGAGGAAATGCCAGAGGCTGGGTATTTGAAGTAGCATACCCAGTGTAGCTTTGAAGATCTAGAAGCGATGTAGCTGTGATAAGTGCTTGATCTTTTGAAGGATCAGTGGCAGCAACCCAAGCAGGAACATCCAAACGGTCTGCGAGATATGTATCTGCCTCTGCCCTAGTCACATAAGAATTTGTGTCTTTGGCGAGAGTCATAATTCGTTCCGATTAGCTATGGAATACAGGAAGGATTCCAAGTGAAAGTACTGATTCAGTCTTACGAACCCAAGTACCGGTAGTTGTTGCGGGAAGCGCCACTGCTGCAGCATCCAATGGGCCAGGAGTTCCAGCTTCTACAACATACTGATACTCAGCATCACTCGGGAACTTATCCTGAGAACCGGCCCAATTGTAACCAGCCGGATGAGCGACATAACCCCAACGATACCAGATCTGAGTAGTACCACCACCTAAGTAGGCAGCAGCATCACGATCGATCTCGACATCTTCAGCGATCTGCAGAGATTCCATTGCGATAGCACCAGGGACAACAATATAAGTAGTCTTAGGACCAAGAATATCTACACCAGCCTTTGTAGCATTGGTTGCATCAAAAAGATCCAATTCTGCGGGAGTCAGATTTTGATTTGCACGGCTCTGAATCAAACGGAACTTGCCTTGGAAGATTGTATTGAATTCAACGTTGCCATCGACAACTGTAGTCTCATCAACCAGATTTGCGGAGCGCAGAGATGCAAGAACTTCTGGACTTGTGACCAGATAGAAGAAAGAAGGCTCGTAATCTTTGAAAGCCATCCCAACAGCATCAAGAAAGCCAGCTGCACGTTGTGCACCCATATTGGCAGCTGCGGGAGCAGTAACCAAAAGAGCAGCTCCGAGATCTACGTAAAAGCCGTACAGTGGATCTTTGGGATCGTTATCCCAGGATTGTCCACCTAGACCAGCACCACCACCGGCTGAACCTGCACCGTGCAATGCTTCCGCAATACAAACACCTTTCAGCAAAGAAAGAACAGCATTGTGCTCGTCTTGCGCTTTAGTTTCACCGAAGTCACGACCAACTTTTGCAAGACCGTCTTGTTGAGTTACAAGAGTCTGCAAGTTGACCTTTTCAGCACCGTGTGTACGAGCCGTCTTAACGTAGTTCAGGTATTCTGAACCATAAGTGGTAGGAGTACCAGCTGTGCTAACTGTCAACGATGCTACATTGATAACAGGATTCAGAGGTTGAAACCAGCGCATCTGACCGATATAGGTCTCTGAACTCGTATCAATCTCTGGATTTCCGCTTACAATTCCAGTACTTGACAGTTTCCTGGCGTTAGTATAAGCCTCATCGGAGTACGCTCCGAGTGCTTCTTGTAGTGCAAACTCAGTTGCACCAGCAACGTCCGTACGTAAAGTCATTTATAACTTCCTCTATTTTTTGCGAAGTTTTCCCTCGCCAGCTAATTTAAGTACCTCAGCTATAGGTTTTGTAAAAAGAGATTTCGACTCTGTACCTGAGGTGTCGGGTAGAATTTCAGTATCATTGCCTGAACCAGATGATGTTTTAACTTTCAGTAGGAAGGAATTGTCGGAATTTTCCAAGAAGTCTTTTACTGTAGTTTCGATATTGTCTCCAGATTTGTGAACCCATGTCCCTTTATCGTCTTGTACTAGACTATCAGCAACATTTCGGAATGCCATCTCACTGGCGGTGCCATTCCTGAATTCGTATTTGGCCAGCTCATTTTTAACAGAAATGTCGCGTGTAAGCTTAACATTTTCTTTTTTAAGAGCTTCCGTTTCAGCTTTCTCTTCAGCAAGCCTCGATTCGTAAGCTTCTTTGTGCTTACCTTCCTCTTCGAGACGAGCAAGTTCTGCTTCGCGTTCTTTCCTTTCAAAGTCTTTAACTTTGGCAATAGCTTCGTCACGAGCATCGTAAGCACCGTCCAATTTCTCTTTAATTGGCTTTAACGCTTCATCAATACCTGCTTGAATTTGTTCTTCCAGTGTTTTAGTACCTTCGTCTGAATCTTTATCGTCGTCGATTTTGATGTCTTTAGCATCTAAATCATCTTTCTTGTCTTCATCATCTTTTTTAGGCGGCATAACTATTTATCCTCAAGTACAACTTAATGACGTAATATACAATATTACAAATTAAAAAATGTAAGCTATAAAACCATAGCTCAAGGGTTAATTTAACGGGGTCATAACTACCCGATACCATACCAAGCTAAATCGTCTTCAAATACTTCTTCAATGTTTCTTAAAATATCTTCGCGACCTAGTATGTCTGTATCAGTCAGAAGTCTTCCGTCTATTCTCGATTTACCTGGAACTGGGATAAGTCCAGTCTCAATGGCTTCTCTTAAATACTGATCATATAAATGTCTGGGAAATCCTCTAGAGAGCATCTCATCCAATGTTTGTTTTATTACATTCGAGTCTACAGCCTTCGCATATATACCTCTCAGTGCATCTTTGGCTTGTAACATCTCAGCTGCATTAGTGAAAAACGCATCATGAACAGTTGCAGTGTTTACTTTATTATCTCTTCCCCAAAGATGGAATCTTTTTACCAATACAGCATCATTAGAGTGAGTGCCATTTACGGCAAATGAAGTCTTAGCCTTAGCTGTATCTGCAATATCATTTATATTGCCAGAATCATTGACAAACTGTTCCCACCAAGTGGCTTCAGTCTTATTATCAATTTGAATAATGTTGTTTATAGGATTTCCATCTCTGTCTCTATAAAACAATCTCTGTTCAATTCTGGATGTGAAATTTTGTTCAAGTATCTTGCCATCAAAGTTAACCCAAGGGGCGCTTGTCCATCTCTTCGGTAATACGTTGGCTTTAAATATTTCCAATTCAAATAGCTTCTTTACCTTGAATACACTTGTCTTGAAATACTTGGCACCTGTACGTCTATTGTTGGGAGCCCTGGGACCATACAGTATCTCATCCAAAGTGCCATTGGGTTTCCAAAATCCAAAACGATTCAGAAAGCTTTCAGACACAGACTTCTTTGTGCTGACTCCCAGGATTTCGCCCACTCTGGGAGGCAACTTGTAACCATCCTTGCGTGTACCTACTAATGTCTGCTTGAATACAGACGTCCAATCGAAATCAGCTTTAGATGGCTTGGCATTATCTAGAAAGTCTGAAGCCAATCTCCCCATGAATTTCGTGAAAGACTTTAGTATAGGCGTTTGTATAGCAAGATGCTCACTCATTATAGAAGCTATCTCTTTAAAGTCGTTCGGTGTTACAACTTTATTATAACTTTTGGACATCTTCTCCAAGAACTCTTTTGTGGTTGGCGTCAAAAAGAACAATTCTTCCATCATATCCTGACCGGGATTGAGACCTTTGTTGAAAAGATCTCTTATATTAGCTCTCAGTACTGTCAACTCTCTCGCTGTCTCAGGGTCAAATCTTTCAAATCGTGCCACTCTCGCCGAGATCTCACTCAATACCTCATCTCTCTGAGACGCCCTGACCACAAGGGTCTCACCGTCTTCTTCGAGTATCTTGGCCAACTTCTTTTCAACATTCAGTACACCGGTTCTTTCTCCAGCACCATAGAATGTTACCATGTTCTGAGCTTTAGCGGCCTTTCTGAGATCTCTCTCATTCAATCCTAGACGCATGTTGAGTCTCTTAAATCTGGGATCATTGAAAGTCAGACCGGCAATCTCGTCATAGAGTCTCTTCTTTTGGTTGGTTGGAATGACGTTACTGAGTTCAGCCAATTGCTTATTCTTAGTAGTCAATGCAATGATCTGTGCACCGGAAGATGAAGCATCTTGTTCAAGCGCTAATGCAGTTCTATATTTACTTAGGTTGGCCACAGACTTACGAGTATAAACACCACCCAAGAAATCATCTATCTTCGCTGACTCCATAGCCAGCCTGAAAAATTTACCCAATTCTTCGCCTTCTATTTTAGATACAAATTCAGAACTCAGAATGGCTCTAATATCTCTGGGTTTACCTCTGAGCATCTGGTGCCCTATCTTTACAATCTCAGGACGCCATTTGTCTGCCAAACGCTGTCTACCAAGAACACTCAATGAGTTGAATCTACCTTCGAAGAAGTCATCCAAACCACCAAGAAAAGAACCTATCTGATCTTGAAAGTTTTGAAAGTCCCTTGGACTGAAGTTACGTTCATAGGCAGTATTTAAGAACGGTCTGAAGGTTTCTCCGGCTTGAGGCCCAATAAATCCTCTTTCATAAATCCTAGCACGGCTGTCAATAAACGCGTGATTGCTGAAGGCAATGTCATTTTTCGAAAACCACTCCATAGCTTTGAAACGTTCATAAGAATCTCCTCTCGAAATGATGTATTGTTTGTACGTGTTCAAGTTGTCATAGAACGCGGCTTTACCTCGGTCATCACTGAAGTTCAACAGCTTTACAACAAAATCATGATAATCTCTATCTACTTTGAATTTACTTTTGGATGCCCAATTCAGGGAATCTATCATATCTTTGTCTAAGAACTTTTCAGGAAAATTTGTGAAACTGGAAGTGGAGGTAATCGGTATCCTTGTGTCAGTCAACAATCCTATGTTGTTTCTAACATAATACGTCTTAGCGCCTTCCCTAAAGATTAATTGGTTCTTGGGGTCTATAACGCCCACGCGCAAGCCAACATCTATGCTACGATTCAACTTGGCGTACCGCTGAATCCTGGGATCGGTAATTCTTATATTATGCGAGAAAGTGTCATAGTATGGTCCAAAGTATTGACCACTCAATTTGCTCTTCATCCTACGTTTTTGAACACCAAAAGTCTCTAGACTATAGAATTTGTTATTTGACTCCACCAGTCGCTTTCCCAGATTCAACCATTGAGTTCTGGTACCGTTTATATTGGCCATGTTATAGAGATCTCTGCCCAGAGCCACAGCAAAATTATCCAAATCGGGACTGTCTGCTAGACTCAATCTATGGGCGAACCTTAGGTAGAATTGCTGTAACTTATCATCTGGAACGCGTCTTTTTATCTTAATTGGGATGCGTACATCAAATACATCTCTGAGCTGTCTAGCAAGCTTAGGAGCCACCCTATCTTCCCACTTATTTCTAGCGAGAATATTAGCTACAAACTTGTCAGATAGATCTTTAAATTGTACAGGACCCAGAATCGGATCAATATAATTGTCTAATTTTAACTTCTTTAAAAAGTCAGCATCTTTTCTCAGTTGTGTTTCAATTGCATCTGAAACGTTCATTACATCAAATTTAACTTGTGCTTGTGATACGGCCTTAAAATTGGCCCATGCAGATGGATTCTTTCTATATCTTGTGAAAAGGATTCTGAGATTGTCTGATACAACAGCTCTTTCATTAACACTCATATGGTCTTCTAGACTCTTTATGAACTTATTAATATATGTCTTATCAGCTGCTTTCAATACTGTGCTCTCATTCACCAGTCTTAGATTGTTTTGTAAGATGGCCGGAGAAGGTTGAAACAATCTACTGTCTTCATATCTACCTGTTATGGGATTGAAAAGCAGTTGATCATCTCTGGGCAATCTATTGAGAACCAAATTCTTAGTCCTGGTCTTGCTACCAATTAAGTTACCACGATAGTTTGTTAAGGACAACGTGCCGCCCAACTCACGAGATTGTAAGATATAGTATTCTTTCAAGGTATTTGTGAGCTTAATACTATCTAGGAAATCCTCTGGAGCACTGGCTCCTAACTGCATTGCATCCAATTTTTGTTTGGCCAATGCGAATTTCTTGGTGTCATTGGGGGTAGAATAGTCAGAGTCTGTCAATTGACGTAACTGCCGTATTCCTAATTCGGCACCACTTGGAGCAGTGAACTTACTGACCTCTAATTTACCATTGTTAAAGAGTTCTACCTTTTGGTGATCTCCTAGATGTCGTAATTGAACATCGCTAGGTTGCCTCAGTAACCATGCATTGTAAGACTCCTTAAGTGGCGTTTGACCATCATAGAATGCTATTTGGGCAGGAGTCAACTTCTTTAAATTTCTCTTACGTACCTGATTAACACCTTCCAACTTACCCAAATCATTCCAATTTTTTACAATGGGAGTCGTTGTAGATCTACAGCGCCAATGCGCTGGAGGTAGATGCGATGTGTCAGATACGGGATATATTTTACCATCCCTATGTGTACATATTTGAGTAGTTCTTGAATCCAGTACAGCCACATATTGCCACCCACGTAGCATCTTAGCATTGGCCTCATAAACAGCGTGGTCAGCCTGAGCATACACGCTAGTAATTGATGTGGTAACTAAAGCTTTAGATTGATTTCTTGTGATTTTGTGAACACTGCCACGCCTAACATTCCTGGCAATGACTTCTGGAGTATCGCCATCGGCCAGACCTTTCCGGATCACACCCACTATTCGCTTTTTCTCATTATTACTTACGTCTATCCAACCCAATGCTAGAGTCTTATTCTGATGCAAAGGATTTTTCAATACGAGTTCTTCAGCTACACGCCTCTGTGGTTTACGAGTACGCCACACATTACTGACCGATGCTTCTAGGTTTTGGAACGTAAACGATACTTGGTCTGATGCAAGATCCAATAAAGATCTTTTGGAAACATTGAATGCTTCTTTAAAAGTTCTCTTCAGTTCCCTGTCCACTGTTAATTGGAAAGTCTTAAAATTTCTAGATGTCAATTTGGAAGTCTTAATAATCTTGTCCAATCTAACAACATGCCCATTTAACACCACTTCAACCTTCCCTATAGTGTTCTTCTCATACAATCTCAGTAATGCTGCCCTATCTACCCTTCCATCGTAAATAGTTGTATTAGCATTGTTTATCATTTGACATTTTCAAAGAACTCAGGATCTTCCTCTTCTTCCTTGTTTATGAGTTCGTCTTCATCAATTTCCTTGACACCTTCTTCGTCATCGTAATCAGGAGCGATCATATCATTCTGCTTGAGAATTTGCAACCAAATAGAACGTGGGATCAGCCCTGTCTCATACCACTCAGTGGCCAATCTTAGCCAATCAGCACCCAAGGGTATTGGGTTGAAATCTGCTGATAACATGAACTTCACTTCTGAATCTTTAATCTGTTCACCTGTGCGCCATTCGATCATGAATGCAATGACCTTAGACATTATCATACTAATCTTATTATTCAAAGAGCCCAATTGTGCATTTTGCGCCGCATTACGTATTTCCAAAGCAACACCAGATTGAGCACTCTCAGGAGACAACATGCGTATACCCAACTTAGCCATCTCTTCAATGGCACTGGCTATGGCCGTTTCCATGTCTTTCAAAGCTGCTGTGGGAGTTTCCAACACAGTGGCCTTGTCATCTACACCCAGATGCAACCATGTCCCAAGACCAGCATCCACGATTTTCTTGAAATCTTCAGGAGACATATCTGATTGTATTATGGGAGTATATGTAGAAGCACCATACAACAGGTGATTACGTCTACTCAACTTATTATATAAGGCAACCTCTTTATCGATAATCGGAGAAAGTATCGGCTCTGTTATGGAGATACTACCGTTTAGAGGCCATGCAGGTATTATAGTAAGACGCTCATTATTGGCAAATATATTGGTCTTAGTTTCAGTGAGTACGTACTTATCCATAGTCTTCGAATTGTCTTCGAACTTTGTTCCACTGACCATAGGAACTTTACTCTCTTCCACAACTTTCTCAAATACTCTGATCTGATAAAGACCCCCAACCAGCTCATGTACAAATACAGTACTTATGTAGTTTGGATGGAATTCATTATCTTCAGGATATCTTGCCACTGTCCCTTTCACAATCAACTGCTCAAGAATGGAATTACCCTTTACGTCTGTCTTAGTCTTCCAATTAATAATATTCTCTGCCTTCCAAAGAACAGGATAAGGAGCCCTTTCAAACATCTCTTCTTGACTTATCGTACCAGCTTCTTCATCTGTCAATACAGGATGGTCAACGTACACCCAAGCACGACTGGTCTGCATCTCTTCCCACAACCCCACATCCAAAAAGGAAGTTATGGTGGAGTTGTCCTGAGTGAAATTATTCATTATCCAGTCCATTGTACCTTCTGGAACACTATCAGGTAATTCCAATAAAGGTTCTTTCCTTAATAAACCACCGACAAGCATCCTTGCGAATTGCGACACAATCCCTGGCAACTCTGCCTCAGCTTTATAGAATGCATACTGAGCATCTGACATGGATGGCGAAAAAGGGATTAATAGATTTGTATAGTAGTGGACATCTATATAGTAATCTAAGTTCTTCACGTATCGCTCACCACTACAGACAGCGCGGCTTCTTTGCCATATGTCTTTCATAGACTCGTATTCTGCATTCGGATCCGCGACTATCTTAGTCTTGTCCGCAGCGTTTGCGACACCCATTTAATTAACCCCTAAGCTTCTTGTTAAACTCGGTACGACTTCCTTCAAAAACGTTATTAGTAACGCTTCTAGCGATAATACCGTTTCCGTGAGTCTGAATAACCCAGTTGGAAGGAATCAAGTCTTTGCCCTCAAAATCACGAGCCTTACCTTTTTTGATAAGACCAGGCGTCGGTACTGCAAGATTCACGTGAGTGGATACATCCTCATCCTTCGCTGCCACACTCGATTTCAATGTCCTTTCCAATGCTGATTCTTTAGGTACTGGTGGAGACATAGATTCAGCCTTGGGAGCAATAGCCGCAGGAGCAGGAGCTGCCTTGGCAGGTTCAACCTTAACTACAGGAGTTTCTTTTTCTGCTACATCGTTCATATTAACCTCTTTTAAAGTTTAAGTCGGGGTCTTTTCAGGAATGCTCTTATTCTAGAAAAGTTCACCCTTCTTTCAATTGGCTCTGAAATAAATCCAGGCGTCTGTTGTCCACATTGTATCCAACCATCTGTAAACAATTCTATACCACAACTGTTAGGCCACCCAGTATTCTCACCCCAAAAACCTCCACCACCGGTAAAGATGGTTTCTTTCCAAGAGTTGAGTTTATCCCAAGTATTTAGTAACATTAAGCCACCAAGACGGTTGTGAAACAAACGGCAGCGCGACTGCTACCGATCGGTGTTGTTGTATAATTTGTTATAACAATAGTAACCGGTGCACTTTGTGATAACCCAGTTCCATTTAAGTCTACCACAAGATTGCCACTACCATCTGTAGTTTCGCCTATACCCTGTTTAACAATATTTGCGGTCGATAGATCATAAGAATCAAATACACAGTAAGTAAGATTCGTTAGACTTTGACCACCCGTTATGGCACCCACTGTAGCCGATATGTTTTGTGAGGGTGAAGATAGGTTTATGGCCGTATCGTTCTCAACGGCAGTAAGGATAGTGCTCGTTGCCGCAGTCACAGGTGTGAACGTCTGGGCCGTTTCCGTTTCGGTGCCCAGACCCACGGAGACCGCGAAAACGCCTGAGAGCGGCTGCACGGTGTCCGACTCGGATGCAATCTGGAGCAGACCCGCAATGGCCAACGAGCCTGTCACGTTCAAAGCGCTGTCTGTCTCTTCAGCTAAGTCCAAGGAACCTGTAACGTCAGTGACCGGAACCAATATTTGAGAAGTATCGTTTTCAGAAGCGGTGCTCAGCAAACCTTTTACGAGAATGATTCCGGTAAAGGCTTGAGCAGTGTCAGTCTCAATGGCTTGAGGAAGAATAGCGCTTATGGCTATCCTTGGAACCATTATTCCTGAGAGATCGGTCTCAGTGGCTTGACCCAGTGTCTCTGAACCGTACAACAAACCTGCTGTATCTGTCTCGACTACCTGAAGAATGGTTTCCGGTGCATATACTGTTAGAGCTGAATCGGTCTCAAGCGCTTGTCCAACCACGACCGAAAGAGCCGTTTTAGGAACAAGCTCAATACCTGTGTCCGTTTCTGTTGCTTGAACGGTAGTACCCACTACGGCAACCGAACCCGTAATTGGTAGACCACTCTCGTTGTCAATTGCTACACCGAGTGTTCCAGAAATATCCAATGAGCCAAGTATTGGCAGCGCTATGTCTGTCTCCAAGGCCTGCCCAATTGTCTCAGGAGCAGATATCTCACCAGAAGTGTCCGTTTCTAGGGCTTGTACTACTATGCCCACAACGTCTGAAATGGGTTCTAAAATGGTCGCAGTATCAGTTTCCGAAGCCTGTACTATTGTCTCAGGCTCATACAGTGAATTGGCTGTATCCGTCTCTATTGCTTGAACAAGTGTCCCTGTAACTTCAGCCAAAGGCGTCAACACAAAGCCGGTATCTGTCTCAAGCGCTTGCACTATTTCTTCTGGACTGAAAATGAGCAGGCCACTTTCAGTGTCTATCGCAATACCAAGGGTACCAGAAATATCCAGTGAACCTGTTACCGGTAATGCAGTATCAGTCTCCAACGCATACAAGATAGAAGCATTGAGCGGCAGTGAGAACGCGGTGTCAGTCTCAAGAGCTTGGGCTATGGTCTCTGGAGAATATAATAAGTTGGCTGTATCCGTCTCAACGGCTTGTACCAACGTACCTATCACAGAAACCACAGGAGTTACTATGAAAGCCGTATCCGTTTCCAGGGCTTGTAAGATTGTCTCTGGAGCGTATACTATCCCAACTGTATCTGTTTCTAATACTTGGCCTATAGTATTCGGCTCATATAGAACCAAACCACTTTCAGTGTCTATTGCTATCCCAAGAGTACCGGAAATGTCCAATGAACCGAGTATGGGTAACGCTGTATCGGTTTCTGGTGCAAACAGTATTGAAGCATTCAAAGCCAACGATATGGCAGTATCAGTTTCTAACGCCTGAGCTATGGTCTCTGGGGTGTAGATAATGTTGGCGGTATCTGTTTCAAGCGCCTGGACCAATGTACCCACAACAACGGCTATAGGTGTTAATGCGAATACTGTATCGGTTTCCAGTGATTGACCGATGGTCTCAGGCTCGTATAGAACATTCGCAGTGTCCGTTTCGAGTGCTTGGCCTATGGTCTCCGGCTCATACAGTGTTAAGCCACTTTCAGTGTCTATCGCAATGCCGATGGTACCGGATATATCCAGGGAACCTTCAATTACAAATGCAGTGTCAGTCTCAACGGCTTGCAAGAAAGAAGCATTGAGAGGTAACGAGAACGCCGTATCGGTTTCGAGTGCCTGCAACAACGTTTCAGGTTCATATAGTACGAGCGCAGTGTCGGTCTCAACGGCTTGTAAGAAAGAAGCATTGAGCGGTAGTGAGAACGCCGTATCAGTCTCTACGGCTTGTGTCAACGTCCCCGTAACGGGTGTGATCGGCGTTAAGGTAAACACCGTATCGGTTTCGAGTGCCTGCAATAGATAGACAGAGGGAGCTAAAAAAGATGCTGTATCTACTTCATCTACGGCCATCCACAAATTAATCGTCTGGGCATACGTCGAAGGAGTAGGTGGTGGAACATTGCCGACAAATATTCTGGAGATCTTAGACATTAATTACTCCGGAATTAGAAATTGATAAGGATCCTTAGATATGGTTAAATGCTCTGAGGATGTGAGTACACGATCCCATGCCGCCGTCCAATGTGTCGTTGTCGCTATGTCCAAACCAGCTGTGTAATCAACGCCTTGTACCATATAATCCATAGTCATGTTGGCATTGTTCGTGGCCGTAAATGTTACATCGACTATGCCGTTCAACCAACCCTTATCATATACTCCATCAGTACAGTCGGCTCCAAAGATTTGAGGCGCAGTAGAAGGAACTATGTCAGCGGCGCTGGCTTGTTGAATTAGGCTTGTGGTTTGGCGCAACGCAAAAATATCACCATGCCTGAAACACATGGGGTGCTGATCATTGAAAGCGTCTGCACCGCCGGTGGTCACACCAAGTATAGATCTGGCATTGAAAAGGAGCCCAGGCCACGCTTGAGCGAGCCATGTGAAGGTGGACAACTGTTCATTCAAAGCATGCCCTGAAGACTGGCCAGTAGTGGCATTATTTCCTCTTCCCATGATACCCTGTCTAACTCTCCACACTTGCTCATCTGAAGTTGAGAATTCAATTTCCATGGGATTGCCGGTGACAAGGCACGCGGTTTGCAAAGGTGTATAAATACTGTAATGCTTCAAACCTTCAGTGAGTGGGTTGCCCCAATCGATCTTTACCGGTCCAGTGGGCTTACTCTTAGGTATGAACAATGTGGGCATTTCCACCTTGGCTTCCGGAATGAGGAATCCGGCTTTGGCATTCTCTTTGTCTTGAATGCGTAATACGGGTGACGTCTTTTCTTTGACTATTTGAAAAGGGTCTTTGTGTAACGACATAATTTCAGCAGAACCGAGCCATCTCTTATGTACATAGCCACAAGAGAATTCAGCATTGGCGGGAAATGACAGACTCTCTCCCCATTTAAAAGAAGTAAAAACTGGAGTGTCTGTTGCCGAAAGAGTTGGAGGATCTGATTCCAAAACACCGTCTATCCACAATTCTGCGTCATCAGTGTTTACGTCATATATTACAGTCATCATGTGTACGCCGTCGTCCCAAATGTCCGTGACGGTAGTCCAATTTGCCAGGACAGTACCGCCTATTGACAAATGCCACCTATTGTCATTGCCATTTCTATAAAGCACCATCTCTGTTGAGCCACTGCTGAACAGACTGGCAAATGAACTATAACCGGACGACGGTAGTATCACTTTCATTGTAACAGACATTATACCCAAATCATCGTCGTCAGCAATATTGGCACCCGCCCACGTACCCGAACCGTCGAGCTTCAACCAAGTATCATTATCATGAGTTGACCAAGTGATGTCACCATCAGAACCGACAATGGGATGAACAACGTCATTGACAAGATCTTTGACCAGTCGCTTATTACCATAATTGTTAAATAGCATACAGCTGACGAGACCCTTGCTGATTGGATTATTACGATCGATTTCAGCATCTCTTTTCGGCTTGATCTTCGACACAGACACTACAGGTGCCTCCAGCCCACTGTTCGGCATGTAGATACCGGCTGTTGCTGCAGGATTGCTGAAAGCTATATTTGAAAAGAGACTTTTCGTGAATTGCCTTGAGTTATCATGTAAACTCTTCACCTCTCCGGATCCCAATGCCCTACGCCATATAGTGAAATCTGATATACCGCCACGGAACACATGGATTGGAGTATCTGTCCAACCGTCTACGGCGTTTGTGGCCCTGGATCCAACGTGCAGATAAGGAACTGTGGATTGCGTATCAGAATTGTTTACCTGTAAATCCCCAAGGAGGCTATTCATGAATATACCATCAATATAAAGACGTATGTCACCATCAGCGACTCTCCTGACAATGGTTGCGCAAACATGTATCCACCTCTTCGGAACAGCCCCGATAACCCAGAGTGCGTAACGCGATTGTACACCGGGCAATCGCAGTTTGACCCCAATTCCTGTGACGGTGGGAGTGAGACCAGTTATTTCAAGATAACACTGTCCAACGGTGGTCCGCCCGCCCCAACCACCAATGCAGTGGGTGATACGATAACCTGGTATGGGGTCAGGATATATCCAAGCAGACATGGTAATATCTCGCGTATCTGTATTGTACAACTTTCGAAGCGGTGACATATGCTGCCCCTGAGCACCGAGACTGGTATTTGTTTGAAACTTGCAATCTCTACCGTGAAAGTTTCGAAAACCAGAGTCCTGCACAGGGTTGTGATCATGAACAAATGGAACATTCTGAACCAATTCCTGTCGATTTTGTCTGGATGTCAAAGGAAGATATGCATACAGGTTCTTGGACATTGGGTGCGCCCAATTCACTTCAAGTGGCCCCTGATCGGCCGCTTTATATTCGGGTGTTATCTGACTGTGACTGAGATGGGCTCTATTTCCGGAGTAGCCGGGAAGTATGATCATAGCGCCTCCTATACCATAGCCAAGAATTGATAGGGATCTTTGTTCATACTAAATGCCTCAGGAAGCGATAGTGATCTGTTCCAGTAAGCAGTGATACTTATATTACCCGCAAACATGTCGCCCCAACTACCGTTTGCGAATCTACCTCCGATGGAGTATCTACTCAAAGTGGGTTGCCCACCATAAGCAGAACTGTCACTCGTACCATGCCAAGTGCGTCTTCGTGACATGTGAGCAAGCCAATGGTGCACACCTCCATCATAGCCACCACACATATTTAACCATTCATCATCTATGTAGCTGCCTCCAGATATTGTGACTTTATCTGTACCTACATCGTCTTGTCTTTGAAATCTCGGCTTGCCTAAATAAATAACCAAGGTGGAACTGGCAACCGCACTAGGGTCTCCGAGAGACACGGCTCGTTGGAATAAAGAACCGAAAGCCGGTTTTATTCTTGTGAACAGTGTTTCAGAATCAGAAGCAGAGGCTCCTACATCAAAAGAAATACCATCCTCATCTACTACTGATTTAGTAGCATAACCACTCTCACCACCAGTAATACTATATTCAGGGGTACCTGTTATATCATCTTCTTGGCCTCTAACCTTGCCAGTGACAAGGTCCTTATAACCATTCTCATTGAACAACATGAATGATTGCAGGCCTCTAGCCAAAATATGAGACCAATCCACAGCAACGGGAAACGTCGGCTTTACGTTAGGTACCAATAGTTGCGGAGTCAACAATCTCCCATTGGGTATTCCCACGCCATCCTGAGACATATTACTGACTCGCGTACTGCCATGGACGCCAACTCAATGTATTGGTAGCGTTAAGAGTCACATTACTGCGATTCCTTATACCGAACTTGAACTTACCAGGAGGCATAGTCACATTACGTATAACAAGATCTTGAGCAGCTGTAGTGGCACTGGTCGTGACGGCTCCAATAAAGTGCTGATTGTTCTCCTGCTCTTCCGTGGTGACATTGTCTGTCCAATCTGGATAGTTACTGTCATCAATGGAAATCAGAAGATACACCTCGATCGCAGAATCTGTACCCGTGAATGCAGCAGAACCCAACTCAATTCGAAGGTCCATAAAGAGATATTTATTGAGACTGTTGTCGATTTCATCCGAAAGACTTGTCCATTCATCGTCAGTCAAAGAAGCGAACGTCTGAGTACCGCTGAAGACAACAGCTTGCAGTGCGGACTTATATCCGCTGTTTACACTATCAACCATTATAGGGCCCTCGCGTTTTGTACGTCACCCAGATTGACCGGCCCCAAACCGATATCAGAAGCTCTACTGACCGTCTCATTACGGAGTGCACCCAGGGCGACAATTGTGTTTGAACCACCACCGAATACGTCAACCAGTATCTCTTGAGCGATACCACCCAGTTCCGGATTGATGGTTTCGTTTCCTGAAGTGAAAGTCAGAAAACGATTCTTTTGATCATCCAATAGAGCAGTATACTCAGCAGTATCCGTAGCTTCGATTATCTCGGCACCCGTCATGTTCGCTTTAATACGAACAATGTTCAAGGCATTGAGTTCATCTCTTGCCAACGCATCATTTGCGTCATATACGCCTGTTATAGGATGAGCGCCATCCAACTCAGCTTTCAAAGCTACGTAATCCATGATTATGCAGCTCTGTAAAAACCGGCAGCATCCACCTGAATAATAAGGTCGTTACCGTTGGTGGTTACTACGAAATCATGATGAGTCAATGGGATCATAACGGAATCGGTCACACCAGAGGATGATGGATCGTAGCATATGACTGCCTTTGTGAGAGTGTTATTGGTACCACCGCCAGCACTAGTGATCGTAATATCATTGAAGTCGGCTTCTTTGCGATCGTTCGTATCATCCACCGTAACCGCCAGACCTTCACCTGAATCCGTTAGAAGAGTTCGTGTATAGTTGTCGAAATCACATTCGGTATTGGAACCTGCGATTAGAGTTGAAAGTAAATCGTAGTCGATTAGTGTGGCATCAGCTTCCGATACCTTAAAAAGAACAACCACCAGTGTAGCTGCTGCGGGATCATTTCCGAGAACCCTTGCTACGTATTCGTTAACATGCCCTTTGGCGATGTTAAAGACTTGATTTGCCATGTTTAGCTCCGTTGTGTTGTGAAGGTGCCGTTGCCGTTGTCGGAACGGACGATACTAAATTTAGGACTAACGATACTACTAGCATCATCAGCATATACGTTTGGATTATCAGGATCCAAATCTTTTCTCTGCCACATCTCGTGAATATGCTCACCGTAAATGCATTCATTTACTAATGTAAGACTTCCATTGTAAGTGCCACTTCCCATGTGTTTGCCGAGTTCATCTACGACTTTACCATCTCCTCTGCACACAATAGTGCCATTTGTACAAGTTGAATCTATTATTACTTGTCCTTCCGAAAGACCTATTGTGCATGCTGATGCACCGGTCTTATTCGTTAGCTCTATTCCACCAGAATAGCTGGCCATAAACAGACTGGGACCATTTCCACCGCAGTCTATTGTGGGTGTGTCAACGCCAGGTTGTCCACTGTTACAAAACTCAAAGAACGCAAGATTACTGGGACCACCTCCTAGTACTATATCTAAGGTTGGATCCAAACGACAATGACGCACAGTACCGTTTATGTAGTTTAGACCTAGTATAACACAATCAGTGAGCAATGAGCCACCATCCAAAGTGCCTGTTAATCTACAACTGCTGAATTCACAATCTAGACAATCAGCGCCTGCATCCACTGTGATGAGACTCCTCTGAATGTTCGATCCAATAACTTTAAATTTATCAATAATATCACCTGTACCGAAGGTAACATTTTCAATGACCTTTATTTGATTAAACCCGTTAACACTGGCTATCAGTAAAGTATCATCAACATTATCACTCGGTTCACGAAAAGTGCCTGTGGGCGAAATAGAGCCGGACTTCGCATTCCCTGTCGTATTGGATTGATCTATAGTAACTTCATTATTGTACTCTATAGACTCAATAGCACGAGAATTTACGAGACCGGCTGAATTTGCACTTCTAACGGAGACTTGATTTACGTTTACTCTATCTCCAACATTGGAGTTGAGTCCTATTAAATTGACAGCATACTGACCGTCCTCAAATGTAACTGTGTAGTACGGCAGTATTATCAATACATCAGCCAAAGCCACGCCGCCGACTACTACATCGGCATTGTGGTCGTGAGTCTTGGGCCATGGGCGCATACTTTCATCATCTTCAATGTCTCTCAATTCAATGCGCCACTGATTAAGATTTAATTCACGTATCTCAGTTGGAGATGCTTGAATCAGGGTCATATCCGCTCTTGGAACAGATATTACCCCTGTAACACCATCGACGGTGGTAGCCATTAGCTGTCGTCGATTCTACTAGCGTTAATATCAAAACCAGTTGCACCGAAGATGGGCGTCTGAATGTTGGGCTTAATGGGCCCATTCAGTGCCGTACCATTTGTGATCCTGGCTACATACTGAGTAGTACCGGCTGCTTTGATGGCCGTGAAGCTAGAATCGCCATCTGCAGTTCTGACGAGATCCAAAGGAGCTCTCATTACTGTATTGCCGATACCGCAAGCACTAAGTGCTGTAGGAGTGCTACCGCCTAGAGTGTACACCGTACCTGTGTGGGATACGTACTCCAATAGATCAAGATTGCTATCGCTATCTCTCTCAACACGCAACCAACCAGTCTGTGGAGTGTTATCCGGAATAACGTCCACATCAACGTCAGTACTGGTGGCTGCAATCAATGCAACATCGAGAGTCGCTTCAGCAAACGTTGGAGTGGGATCGCCATTGGCATCCAGAGTGGAACCATTCCAAGGGTATACAGTAACAGCATCACCGTTCTTCAACTGACGTATAATACCAGTCTGATTGTCAGGTGGGCTACCTAGTACGTTGGCCAAATCGAGCAGCTTGTCGCCCAGGATGGAATCGGAAACATCTATTGCGAAACCGAAGTTTGTGGGGTTGTAGTTCGAGCCGGTATAACTACCTATATACTGGCTGTTAATGTTACGAGTATTGACCGAACCGTTAACAGCTGAATTAGCATCCGAAGAAGAACCGTACACGACTTGATTATTAGCAGGGATAAGGCCTGTAAGCTGTTGTGTATACAGATTACCAGTTCCTGTGTCATCGTCATAGGCAATCAGAAGCGCAGTACCGGCAGTAATATTATCGGTTACAGTGTCCACATCACCGTCACCACCTGAAGTGACACCTGTAAGTGTGTCTGTGGCCAACGGTAGAATACCAGGTTCCATATCCAAGACCATAAGTCCTGTGGCACCAGCGTCATTATCGTATAACAAACGACCTTTGGCTCCAGTACCTACAAAGTTAATAACTTCTCCTATTGAGAAATTGGTGGTCTGTCCGGAATACGTTATGATGGTACCCCAAGCAAGAATCTCATCTTCAGTGTACGTTCCTGTGGCTGTATCAAATGCCCAATTAAGATTTACACCTGTGAGTAATTGACAGTTTCTTCCGAATAAAGTCTCCGCTGTACCACGACGTTGATTATACTTGGTACGCTCATAAGCCTGCGCACTACTAGCACTACCAAATTCAAGACTGTAACCGAACTCTTGAAGACCTTGTCCACCAAGATAGTTGATCAACTGTAATCCTTCAGTTTCAACTATGGTGTTGTAAGGAGCGCCCGCAACAGTGCCAGAAGCTGTGTTGTTGTTACCATCAGGACCAGAGAACAGTGCCAATGATGTGAAGCCGGAACCCAGTGTGGTTCCACCAAAGAAGTATACTTCACCATACTCCAAGAGTCCGCCTCGAATACGCTTACCGTCAATATCCACACCTTCATCTCGGGTCTTCTTCAATAGACGGATATTACCCTGTACTGAATGCGGCATAAAAGCATTCTTCCAGTAGTCGGTAATGATGCCGTCATCTTGAATCAAGACGGGTTGAGTGGAAGCAAGCGGTGAGGTCACCTGAACGTTAACACCCGAAAAGAGTGTGTCAGAACCGTTTTGCTTGACAGAACCGCCGTACATATGTTGTGCAATTGTATCGTCAATTACCATAGTACTCAATAGGTTGACGATGTCGCCGGTATCTTTGGATGACGGTCTTGCATCCACACGAGAGAGATCATCATCACCCGCAATATCACCTTCCGTAGAGAGATGAGATAGCAACCTGTGCAGATGCAATGGAGTGTACGCCCGATCATGTATAACACCATTCACCGTACCATCACCAATAATATCACCTGTGAAGGTGTCATCGTCAGCAGGTAAGGTCTGATCCACATTGGAAATGAATCGTACAGAGAGTTCACCGGACACACCAGCGTCAGACTCCACTGTTATGACTTCACATGTTTCACCACCAGGGCTGAATGTGAGAATCTCACCCGCCACAACATTGGCGGTCTGCCCATCGAAGAAGAACGAATGAGTGGCACCCAATGCCGGTCCTGACCACACCATAATCCCCGTACTAGGTACAGTTACATCCTCTCTAAAATAAGCAGGATATAATAATAGTTGAGAGTCCAAATCAGTATCAGCTGTCGTTGAACCTTGCGTAATGACGTCACCGTCATCGGCCGGAACGCCTGACACAAGAGCATATATTAACGTGCCCGTAGTACCGTTATCTATGACCTTAACTATAAAGCCAACGCTTGCGGTCCACGTTAGGTTAGCACCTTCCGCTACGAATGGGCCGGAAGCCTCATTGTCGTAGCGGGCCTGATAATAATCTGTCATTTAAAATTCCTCAATCGTCTGGGTTTAAGAATACTTCAATTGTTAAGCCGTTGTCTTTATCGACATTACCAGCAACAACACCGGGATTAAATACAGGAGCGGAAAGACCTTTATCGGCATCTCCGCTTACTGCCTGATTTGCAGAAAATGTTCTGGTATCACTTATTTCACCATTGGTATCGGTCAATCCGTTCAACAGAACCATTGTTGCCGTTATAGTACCAGTAGCTGGACTCACAGTTCCGGAATCTATCGGGAATGTGTAAGCATTGGCGTTGGTCACGGTAATATTCTTAATTCGATTGTAATTATTTTGGACGGCACCACTTATGACCACTTCATCTCCTGTGATCAAGTTGTGTGCAGTGTGAGCCACAGTGGCTAGGCCAGCTGTCTGTGATATAGTGATCGAAGCATTATATGGGAACGGACCCGCTCCCGACATCGGTAAATAGACAACCACATCTTGTATCACAGCCAACGTATTGCCGTGCTTAACCCTTATGAGAGTAGTGACAGGAGACAACACCACGGTCGTTACGGGCGGTCCTGTACCACTGTTGTCAAATTCAGCCTCGGTGACATTAGAACCGTTGATAGCGTTCACCGTTGCTACATTGGTGTTATTAGCGCTGTTCTCACCGTGCCACAATGTACCGGTGGCAAAGCTACCAAACATCTGAATATTGTCATAATCTATAGAGTATGTACCTGTGTTATTCAAATGTGTCATATGTTGGGTTGTTGGAGTACCAGAGGTGATACACGAGATATTTTTAATTCTTGTTGTGGCTCCTGGGAAGCGTAAACCTCGATTGTCGCCTGCACCGCTATCTTCAGGATCTATTAAAGAGCAGTTTAAAATTTCGGCACCGTTACTATTGACACCTGGATCTATCTCACCGTTATTCACAAATGAACAAGAGATAGCGTTACTGTCCGCTGCTGTGGCTTTACCATCCAAGAGTATCCCACCGTGAGCACCTGCAAACGCAACACCATAAAGGTGCATTGCAGAAAGATGGGCTATGTCTGTTTGAAAGTCCACATCGAAAGTCATGTTGACAAGATCTGCGGTCTTTATCTGTCCGCCCAAAACACCTTGCCTATCATCACCCGTACCCACCACGGTACCTATGGTCACACTGGTATTAAAACTTGCCGCTCCTGCTGCACTCACCTTATAAAAGTCAGCATAGTCCACTGCATCAACTTCAGCCGTAGTATAGTAAGTATGACGCTTGAAGATTACCGACTGTCCAGTGGAGTCATCGAATGTGGTGGTGGCCGTTTGAGCATCTGTACCGAAAGCGATACCCGCAGAAATAGCAATACCACCAGGCACTTCTTCTATTAATCCGTTTTCGTCTGTTATAGAATGCTGTAAAAAATCATCCCAATCAGCCACTAGCGTGCCATCACCATTGAGAGTGTATAGAGGATTGCCTGTATAAATAGCGTCAACAAAGCAGTTGTCGGCCTTAACATTACCCACACTAGCAGTGGAGCGTATACCAAAGCCTATTTTCGTGACTGCAGTTAAATCCACACCACCACCGACAGTATTGGAAGCTGTCTTTCTTACATCCAATACAAACAATTTCCAGCCATTGGTTCCTTTGTCAGAACCCGCCACAGACCATTCAGAATATACTGTAGGATTGGAATCAAATGCTTCTGTGGAGGAAGATACTATAATGTATCCACCGTCTGCTGCAAGTGTTAAAGCAGTACCAGGCGTGGTCATCAGCACCCAAATAGCCACAACCTCATCACCGCTAGTATCGGACATATCCAAGGTGGTGCTACCATTGTCAGCGTAGTAAGAATATGTTATGGCTGCGTTCCAATTGTTACCTGCTAACTTACCACCTATGGAACCAGCACCTTCGCGAAATACTGTGGTGTCCAGAGCAGCACTGGGAGCTTGGCCCGATCCAGAAAATCTGGGAACATCCCAAACACTCCCCAGGGCATCAGCATCGTTGTGCTTCGTCATCCCCGTAGTGAATGAAAGGGCCATTTAGTGTCTCCTATGTCTTTACTAGATCGAAGTTTTCTTTGGTCCTCAAAATGTCCATGATGCTTACTTCGAGGGAATCACTAGAATAGTTAGTTGCTCGTGCTCTTTTCTCTTTACCGTATATGGGCTTGTTCTTATCTATAGCGTAGAGTCTATAACGAATGAACCAATCGTATGTGGGTACTTTGTTCAAATTCTTTAGACGCCTGCTGGTGATCTCCACACTGTCTATATGAATGTGCTCATATAATAAAACCTTTTCAGGCTTTCTGGACCTAAATTTAATACCCACTAGGAAAGTCTCAGTAGACCTGTAACATCGTCATCGATGGGCATCGTCAAAGTGAAGTCACCAGCAGTGACCGTTTGACTACCGAAAGTGAACACTGCGATGGCAGCGTCCGAAGCATGATCATCATTATATAGTAGTGCGCAATTAAAAGCCGTGGCTTGAGTAATAGCAGAATACACAATACTACCATTGGGTGTCCAGTGCCCCACTCCGTTAGTTACGGAAGGATTGTTGGCTGTGTTGGGAACGATCTCACCTGCAGTAGTGTAACCACCTCCTGTAATCTCACCGATAGTTGTGTACGCTGTTGTGCTGGCGTTAATGGTCGCTGTATCATGATATAGTGCCATCTTAAGTTGATCAACACCGGTGTCCGCACGAACAACGGAAGCGCCCAGTGCATGCAATCCGCGCATGAATTCTGGCTTTGCGGAATCACAGAATGCTTGTGTATTGGCCATAAGGCTCCTCTTAAATGTTAGTTGCGAATCCCGCTATGGGGTTTTTCTTGACGGTTACATGGGCTGAACGATGCATGAGAACTTGATCATCTGTCCCCCAACCTTTCCAGTATTCAATCCAAGTAGTGTACTCGTTCTCATCTTCCACTGTACCTTCCCTTTTCCATAAAAGGTCCTCATCCATTTGACCTTCAATTGTGTTTATCATTGCCACAATATTGTCTCCTGCATTAATCGTTCTCTATTTTGACTTCAAGCTCCTGTATTTGCAATTTATACAAATCAATTAAGCTTCTATTAGGATTTTCCTTATCCTTTTCTATGAGTAAATCCCTTTTCCTGTCCAACAATTTACCTTCAAGTGATTCAGCTATTAATAAATAGCGATTATCGAAATGCTGTTCCAAGGCCCACACTGCACCGCCCATGAGAAAACTCAAGACAGTGAGTGTACCAACGATGGCTCCCGCAATTACGGAGACTTTACCGAAATTTATCTCCACTCTTTTCTCCTTTCTCTTCCAATTTAATTACACGATCCTCTAACAAATCATATTCAAACTTATTGACGTGATTGATACTATCCTTCTCACTATTTTTAACAAGCAGACTTACCTGAAATTTTGTTATCCTAATCTCAGATCGTGTCTCATTTAATTCACCTCTTAACTCTTGTATAGAGGAACCCACCCAAATGATACCCACCGTGACGAGCGCCACAAGTATGGTGGTCACATGTCGTTCCCAGCCGTTTGTTCTTTGCACTAATACTTCCCGTAATGTTATTATGAAGGTCTCGAACTGCTTTTCGTCCATGTCCATAATATCATCCTTCTAGCTTCTCAAGCAAGGACTCATAAAGCTGGTCATTCTCAGTTGCAATGGAGTTGAGTTCTTCAGGGGTTATATTGCGGCCTTCTGTATCAGCCTTTCTAAATGCTAGGTCGATCTCAGCACTAACTGCCAATCCTGACTTAATCAGGTTAAGCAAAAGAATGGTGTTCGAAACGACCATAGCTCACCTCCATGGTTTCCAATATAGTTAAAAGAATATCTATCGAGCTGTTAACGATACCTAATTGACTACTAAAATTAACACCTGAAGCTGTACGGGCAGCGACCATAGCCGCTTGTCCTTTCTTCAAAGCAGAAGCTGCAACAGCTTTCTGAGAGAGTGTCAACCTATCAACGTTTAGGTCAATAGTCCGTAGTGTGTTGCGCCATATGATTTCAGCAGCATATAACTTCTTTTCATTGGTATCTGCCGGGAGACCACCACCGAGGCATCCCGCAGATAGAACGATAGATAGAGATAGAAGTATCCCCAGGAATGCTCTCATACAAGCGCATCCGGTTGTGTACGACTGGCTTGAGCATCTTTAAGACCGGCAACTATACCTGTTACTGCGATGATTGACCAGGTGATGTCGCTGATGGACGAAAAAGAAGCTTCAGGTCCAAGTTGAGTGGCCACAGCCATGTACGCACCAAATGTAACTAGGAGGCCATTAATGCAACCACTGACTACTGTATTTTTCACTATCGATTATCCCAACGGGCAGGCCCGTTTGTTCGTGTATCATAATGAGTACGACCTTTATAGCGCCCAATACCGTGTTTAGCTACATAGGTCTTCTCGAGCTCGTCCGCTATTTCATCATCGGATATCTTCTTTCGCTTGCCATTCTTATAGACAAGTTCCATCCAAAAGTCCGCCGCTACACCTTTGAGATGCTGCGAGGTCTTCTTATAACGAGGCATAGGTCTCCCTTGTGCCTTTGCTATACGGATTTTTAGAGCTCTATCATAACTTGAGCATCTATGACCCGAATTGATATGGACTGCTATCCTAGCAGTTGTGGGATATCTTTCCCCGAAAGTATCCGCGAGTTTTTCTAAGTTGGATATCAACTCGTAATCCACGGCACTATCACCGCAATTGCATTTACATGCGAATTCTGATCTACTGAAGCGCTTGCTCAAATTACCCATTGATTACACCTGTTACGTTGTTAAATTACACCGCTGTTTGAAACGCAAATCTGACCTGCGCTACTGCAAGCCAAGAACATATTTGCCACACCATCATATACCACCCAATTTATATTCGAAGTGGGATTGAAACCATTTGGAACAGACGTCCATTGATCATCACCGGCGGGTCCATCAGCCCAATCAGCGGCATCCAAATACCCTATTTGCGCGTTGTCTCCCACACATAGATACCTGTCATGATCTCCTGAGTATGCTACAGACCTCAGAGGGCTGCTAAATGTTGTCGTATCACTCGCCGACTCAAGAGTATTTTCAAATTGAGTTATCGTTCCGTCATCTTGAACAGTCACGTTATAGATGGTGGCTTCAAAGGACGACACAAAACCTTGTATGGAACCGCCTGTAGGACAAGTATTATAGCTTGAATAGGAAGTATCAGTTAAGGAAGTACCTTGGATAGTCTTATTTGTTGATGTTAAAAAGAAGATAGCACTTGGAAGAGAGGAGCGCATAATTTTGGTGCCAGCGCTCCCAGGGTTTATAATCTGCCCGCCTCCAGCGGTAGCTTCCACCCAACTGGCACCGTGATCAAAGGTAAACCACATCTTCGCCCAAGTGTCGGAGTAGTTCTTTAAAATCATAATCGCGCCCTGCGACTCTTGAAAGCATACAGAAAAGTAATCGTTTTGAGAACCGATGCCAACAGTGGGCACAACCGCTGGAGCAGCCCATGAAGTCCCTGTAGTGCTGAATAGGATTAAACCATCTGTACCTACTGCGCAGAATACATTATTCCAGTGGTCAAATGCAATATCGGTGAAACGACCAATTTCACCTGTATTGACTTCCACCCAGCTACCACCTTGATTGGGCGAATAAGCAAGCCTTCCATTCTCTCCGCAAACAACCCAAAAGTTGGTTGCACCGATCTTACCACTAGCCATGCAAGTCATGTCATTACCGTCAAAAGGCACGGTAGTTAAAGGTGCCCAGCTTCTTGCATCTGTGGTGAGACCGAACTCAGTGGCTTCTTCAGTGAACAGATCCGCACCGTTTTCCATGGCCATTGTGAATGTAGTACTACCAGCGTTAGTCAGATCGTAATCTATGGCAGCAATGTGTCCATAACGGGTCAGACCCTCGCTTATGAATATGACACGACGATTATAATAGAATAGTGGAGTTACGTCTATGCCTTCCACCATAAAGGTGGTAGTGTTAATATATGTATACATGTAACCAGGAAAGTACTCTGAATCGGATTCTGCCACACCGGACCCCGCAATTGTTATGGTGAATTCATCGGGAGTGGGTTCAGTGACCACTACTCCGGTACCTTCAAAGTTAAGCTTACTGGCATTGGTGCTGAACGGCACACCTTCAATCTCAAGAACGAGAGGTATACCTGAGCCTTCACCTGGATTAGGTTTCCAAGAAGGCACTTGATTCGGACCATTAGAGTGCAATATGTAACCGTCAGGCCCATGAATCAGCTCTTTAACAGCTCCAGTATCATCGGTATAAAGAAGCTTATTGTGTCCGATGATTTTGTTCAATTTATTAGCTTCCAAAGAGAGGAAGTTTGTGTCCACTTCTTCATTGGTCAAAGGAGAGCCTTTTGGAGACGGCCCCAATACTCTAGTGGTCAATACTCCGGCAGTACCCAGGGCTTCATTTAAGTCTCCTGGTGTAGCAGTAACACTAACAGAAGACAGCGCCAACTTGCCGTCTTTGGCAGTACCCAGAGTGCCCAATTCGGCCGTTATTGTGTTCGAACCCAATACAGCATTCTGTAAAGCGAAGGATGAGCTCACACCGGACATCCTCAACCAGAGTTCATTATCAACATCTTCCAAACCATGTATCAATTCTATGCCATACAGTCCAGCTATCCTGTCACTGCCCAGGCCTATGGTCATGCTGGGAGCAATTTCAGTTTCTATGGCGATACCTAGAGTGGGTATGTCGATCGTAAATGCGGAATCTGTCTCTATGGCAGGTAATAGCGCTACAGTGACCATCAGCTAAACACTATCTGCCAAGTAATAACCATTGTGTCCGCTGCAGCCTTATTGATCACTGCGAATGTGACCCTGGAAAGCATGTCTCCGCCCGACGCAGCATTGAATATTCCCGCTTCCGTCAAAGCTCCCGTAGAGATGCCTGCACCGAATGTACTAATATATTGTATCGTGTCGTTCGCCACAGTGGTGGTCAGTCTACTGGTGCTAACAACAAGACGAGTACCCAACATTGATATCAAGTCAACGTCCAAGGGATCGGGTAATGTCACATCAGTTCCAACAGACATATGCGTGATGGGTCCTTTGACCACACCCTCCATACGACTGGTTATGAGTGCCAACCCTACATCCACAACAAGATTGTCTTGTTTAAGAGAATTTATAAGAACACCTTCTCTGTATATATCGGCAGTTATCTTGCCGTTTACTGAAACGGTTTCTAACATTTCATCTCCTAAAAAGTGTATATTGTGCTGTTGTAATCTTCAGCTTCATAGTCTTCTGCGAAGTAGTTACCCATACGCGCCGTAACGACCTCACTTACATTCGGAATGTCTCTTAGATCTTTGGATTTTGTGGTTATCTCTTCAAAGCTTTCGGTGACTGATACGTTGTCTGTTATATCTTTTATATAGCGGACTGTATAAACTTCGACCTGAGAGGGACTATCAACAGGATTGGTAAATTGTTCCAATACGTGTGACAAGCTGAATGCAGTCTGAGTATCCAATGCCGAGTAGAGAGTCGCACCCTCAAGGCCTGGTATAAGAGGTGTCACATCTAGAACGTATTGAACTTCTGTGGCCGGTCGCAGCATGGGAATCGTTAAAGTTAGACCAGATGACTGCTCTATTGCTATGCCCAATATGGCTGTGTAACCATCGAATCTTCGAGCCGTGTCTGTCTCTACTGCTTGGAATAACGTTAACGTGGGCATTAGAAATTGAATCCTCTGTGGATGACACCCTTACGATTGCGTATGGGCCATACATACTCTACACCGTAACGAACGCCATCTGAATGATGCTCTATATTATCGGATTTATCAATTGTGGCTGTGTTAACATTGTTATCCATCCACCGAGTGCGTTCCAATGACTTTATTGTATTGGTACACCTGGGATGGATGAAGAACGAGACCTCTCCTGCCGCTGTCATGAGCTTCCTGTTAACCGCTGCAACACTGTCCACTATGGGCGGGGATTTCTTTCTGGACAATAAAGTGAACTTATAAGTGGGGTCTCGTAGTATAGAGAAATCCGTAATGCCCACAGGAGCGGATGTTTTACGTGAGTTGCCTGTGGGATCTGGATATACAAACACTTTATGCTCTTTGTTATAGTCTGCTGCAAGAGATATCGCCAAATTCTCTGTGTCTGGATGCCCCATCTTTTCATATAAGATGTGTAGCTGTCCTGCTCTAATGGCACCTATCGATGTGGCCATAATGCCGACATTGAAGTCGATCATTGCATGGACGTTCTCACCTTCTGCGAAATCATCAAGGTCTTTCCTGACATGGATCTTTCTATCGAAGCAGTAAAAGACGTTATTACCTGAGTCCTCGAATGAGGCCATGTATTCCGATGCGAACTCAATAGGATCGATGGTGTGCTTGATTCTTTCGATCTCATCGGCATCGATGTAAGGCGACTTGGTATAATCATAATGATATGATGCCCACTCCGAATCGGTCTCCTGATAATTGTACATATCATAGAAGAAATTATATCCTTTGGGAGTGGATATGTTTAAAGCTCTACCTGGAGAGGGAGCACCATAGTAGGCGGCTCTGGCTCTGCCCCAACGTGTGACTATGGCAGGCTGTATGATACCTTCCCAAGCTTCTTTGGGGCCTATTCCTTTCTTCCAAGACGATATCTCATCGCCCACAACAAAGTAAGCACCCTTACCTCTGAGTCTCTCAACTGCTTCATAAGACACGAGACGTAATTCTACATTGTTTGGAAATATGAATCTGCCAACATCGCGTCTGGATCTAACAGATAAGACTTCGGCACCCATCTCATACGCCAATATGGGCCAGTATATGTCTCTCACTTGTTCGTAAGTGGGAGCTATGATATATACATTTTTATTGGGAATTGAGGCATCCAGCGCCATCAACTCGTGTACGGCTGTCATTGCTGTGGCTGCTGCGAAATACGACTTACCCCACCCTCTGGCTGCGCATACAGCACCGAACCTAGTGGTCTGATTAACGAACATATCTTTAAATACTTCAGATTGCCCTGGATGCAATACTATATCAGCCACTATTGGATACCTAACATTAATGCAGCGAGATCTTCCCTGCGATGATCAATATTTTTATGCTTATAGATATATCCTTCGTGGATGTTTTCGGATACTTCATATGCATTGATGGGTTGCAAAATCATGGCACAAATCGGACAGTACATCTCACCTTCGTCTAGATTCTTCCATGCTTTGCCGTGATCAGGACTCTGTGTACTCAGCATCTTCAATCTCTTCATGACGTGGATTGATGACTATAGCGGCCCTGCCTGGTTCTACGCTATCACCACTTAAGATGATTTTCATTGGTGACGCTGGTACATCGTTTAAATTGGAGGTTTCTGGAACGCGTCCATAAGCATACCTCAATAGGTCGTTACCAACCTTCTCCATGTTGGCAAAGAGAGCCATATGAGCCACACCACTGTATCGGTGTTTAAATGTCTGCCCTTCTTCGTCCATATTGACTACATATGTTTCCTTTCGCAGCTCAGTATAATACTCATCTTCTTCTTCCATTCTAGCATACAATTTAGTGAGCTTTTCTATAGGGTCAAATTTAAGTGACTTGAGACGCCTTTTAGAGCGTTGTGAACCGGCCATAAATCTCTTACCACCAAAGCCGCCATGAGGGGCAGCTGGAAGCTTTTTATCGTCGTCGCTCATATCACTCCTAATTATTATATCAAAGGTATGTTCTGGTTATACAAAAATTGCATTAAGAAGCGATCTTTTAAACACAGAAAATGAAAAGTTTTAGTGAACCCTAGGGCACCGCTCAAAGTTCATATTGAAAATACATCAACGAATTAACGATAGCGATGGACTCTCAGCACTACAATGGGTTAAATGCCCATTTGATAAGAACCCTTAATTGTGTCTCACTCGTTTTAATACTGAATTGCCCTTAATGTTTCTCAGAGAGACATTGTGGTCTGTTTGTTGTGGCCGGGGCCTCAAGCCCGAGGCCATCAACCCCACAACCCGAATTGGAGAGTCAATATTATGGCTTCTTATAAGTTATCTATATTGTATAATATAGTTCAGTATAAGAAGCGAATTGGGTGTAATATATTATTGTACATTAAATGTGAACCTTTGAATACTGTTCAGCATTTTTGAAATAAGAATAATTACAATTATTGAGTTGTCTCATGCCGACAGGCACGACTTGCGTCGAGCACTACTACACGTAGAGTGCCCACATGGGCTAAGATTTTTCCTTTAGCGACTTTAAAGCAGATCCTCATTAACACTCTTGCCAAGCTAAACTCGGGTTAATTTAACGGGGTCTATCAACGTTTGTGTGGTATCCACAAGAGAGCGGTTTTGAGGGGTCAATAGTCATCGTCACATCTAGTGAATGACCTACATGTTTGCATATTTGATGCGTCTATCTCTATTTTCTTCTTCTCAGGTGGGTTCTTATCACATGCCAATCTTGCTTCTATGGCTTCCTCCTCAGTGTCGTATTGACCTAAGTAAATGCATCTCAATTTGTGGTATCCATATGATATCCACTTGTTTCTTCTGGTGCACCAATGTACACCTTTCTGATTTGAGGTTCTACTTCTGTTTGACATGTCATAGGTGCCGCCCGTTGAATTTGTCACTATTAACTCCGATTGCGAAAAAATAAAGGTTGTCCCCTCCCACCACCCCGAAGGATGATGAGAGAGGGGTTGATTACTTATGTACTGGTCAGGTAACTCTTTCATCGAGTGCTGAAAGAAGCTTATCATGTTGCTTCTGCTTTTTGACTCTTTCTCTGATTTCCATATCGTTAAACTCCAGCAGATAAATAGCTCCAGCATGCCTGGTCTTAAAGCCTTGAACCAATGAAGGCTTTATGTAAGACACTGCTGTCCAAGAACCTCTAAACTTAGACAACTGTCCCACCAAAATATCCTCCAAATAGAACATCCATACAACTCCGGATAACACTCCGTTAACAGGGTCTTCCATCATTGCGGGAACGGCTTTTTGTTTCCATCTCCAGTCCAGAGCACCATCACCTGTGGGCCAGAAATACTTACCCATCAAACAGCCGCCGAACGTCTGAGACACTTGAGCTTATTTGTGATATAAGCTATAGCGCTTGTATCTTCACATTTGTGTCTCTTCATTACACTTTCTATCTGTTTTCTGGTATACGCCTTGGTAATATCCTGTTTCCATAGCTCCTTCACAGTCTTGCTCCATGCAGCTCCCATTATACCTTTGACCGGTGGCCTACCCTCCATTGACAACGTCAACAGTGTGCCAGGCATTATTGTTTCGTTCTTATTTGGCTTTCCCTTATTGGCCTTGGTTATGGTACCACCACTACCGTTGGTACTCTTAGGTTTAGCTGATGGTGTGTTGATGGCCCTGGCTTGCATAGGCAACACGTAACATTCAACAACAAAACCTGCTTGTAGGAAATCACCTGCTTCTTTCAAACTTATCTTAACTTTGTTCATTTTCGTTACCTCTTGGTTAGATTTACTTGCTTTAATTTCAACTTCTTTCTCGGCACACTTGTTGCCACTTCTTTTGATATTTCCAGATAAGCACTTCTACGATCACCTTCCTCAAAGCCACCGTCCAACCGCATCAACCATGACTCGTATGACACGACTTTCAGATGTTCTCCAATGCGTCCCAATTCTGGCCACACAAGATTGATTGGACCCATGTCTATACACCATAGCTTGTCTGAGCCCACTTTACCTGGTGGATATACGTCTCCATAGAATTCCAAAGGAAGTGGGGACAATACCTTCACCTCATTTCCTGAGAAAGTCCCATATACAATCAGCGCACTGCAACCTTGTACTATCGGTAAAAGCTTCATGTGTTGTCCTCCAACAATGTATATATCATTTTAAGAGAGTCAAACAGCATGCTGTCGTCGCCATCATACCAATACGCCCGTCCTATCTCTGGACATACGATTGTACCTTTTCCATATTTATTGTACAAGACGTGGATACTCTGAAACGTACTCAGTCTATCTGTCACTGCTACTCCGTGCTTGACTCCTGTGTTGAACGAATGATACCAAATCTTATAGTTAGACTCTGGGTATTTATGTATATGCAACAGACCACTACTGAGATCCACCACAACTGTATCTTTCGTGGATTGCAGTTTGTCTCGCAATAGCGTACTTTTAAGAAGCTCTCCTGTGGGCTCCACGACCATATATTTCCTACCGTCAAATTCGTACCTATGTCCTGTCCTGGTTTGTTCTTTCATTGGTTGTCCTCGTAGCTAGATGAGTAGCAGTCCTAATACCATCACCAATATGATTAATAATATAATTGAGCTTATAACTGTCTCAATCGCTGTCTCTTCCTTCTCCTTTGGATAATATTTCGCAGATAGTATACGCACTTCTTCCAAACTCCTTCTTCAATATGAAGATAATATCTCTAATAGAAAATCGTTGATTGCTTTCTAGCCACAACAATTGACATGCCCTCGTAAATACGTCCAAGGGATACGGATCGGATGGCCCGATCTTTATGTGAGGGGCTGTTGTCATCACCAGTCCTTCACCAGAACAGGCTTCTTCATTGTTACCAATTCTGATAATTCTGCGAAGTCATGTTCATGTGCTTTTTCTTTATTCAATAAACTCAGCATCTTGTCCACTAGATGCACTTCGTTTATTTCGTCCTCATAGTCTTGATTGATTAACTCTTGCTTCACTCCATCACGTACTTGGTTGTGGGTTTTGTCGACAGAATACTCGATAACTATTCTATATTCTCTCATCACGCCACCCTTACGCGTTGCAGCACTGTCCTCTTTCTGTCTCTACTTGGCATTGTTCGGTCATAGTATATACGCCCGTTCTTTTCTTCCGACTTTCTACCATGGTCAATTATGTCTTGTTTGTAAGCATTTATTTGACCGTTTTGCCTGTTCCGCTTACTTATCTTTTTTCTATGATTGGTTCCAATGTACCTGACAATCATGAGTTGTCCCTCACTGTCTGCACCACAGCTGCACAGGCTCCATGACCGTTATCTCTGTCATATAGATGAGGGTTCAATACACTTTCGCCCAAATCAATCTTCATCACTCTGCCATATAGATAGTCAAAGTATGTGTAACCCTCCAGTAATTCTTTTGCTTTGCTATGTGTGAGAGGTTCATCCGTGGCTTGAAGAATGCCCACGCCTTGCACATGGGCATTTTCGTATAGTGCTATCAAAAGATCGGCCTTGTCGAGGCCTTCGATATTCAAAAGATCTTCATTGTCATTACGATTCACAGTATTCTCCTGGGTTAGATTTTGATTTTGGATGCATCTAAAGCCAAAGATGGAGCAGTGCCAACATAATGGTAATCCTTTATTGATATCGCTTCCAAGAGTTTTAAAGTCTCTTCCTTCTTTTCACCGCATACGCTGCAATAGTGTCTGGGCGGTACTCCCTTGCGATACCTTGGTTTGAACTTATGCTTCACAATCATCTCCTGCTTTATATGCCTTGTTTACTATCTTGCTATCAACTATATTACAATTGCTGTAATCACTGACGTAACGTTTCAGAGTCTTCGAATGAAGATACTCTTGATATAAATTGCCGTGCTCTTCTTCTATCGCTAAGTCCACTATTTCAACATGTGTTGTTTCGTGCTCTCTATCTTCCATAAAATCTTCAAGTGAAGCCCCCACGTAATAGAAGTGTTCCATGTGCTCTTCTAAGCGATACAGACTGATTTGTAATACTAATACTCTTGTAGTGAACACTATGCTCACAAGCAACATAAAGGCTGCTGAAGTTATCAATAAAGTCGTCATATCTTAGCCTCAATATTAGGTATCCAACGGATAGTCTTTCACTGTATCACTGGGCATTCCAATCGGCTTGCTATCCAGTTTGATGACGAATGAACCACCTTGGCTGACCATTGACACACCTTTTACGTATACCTTGGACTTCAATACGTGCTCATTCAAGTAACACTCCACAGCCTGATGCATTTGCTCATGGCTCATTACAATTTGATTTAAATTCATTTCTTACTCCTGTAAGATCCCAGCATAGCTGCTTGGTCCAGTGCGCGTTCGAATGCCTCTGTTTTCTTTTTTGTACCTTCAAAGGGAAAACAAAAGAGGAGATCGTGTAAGTTTAATCTAAACGTGGTACCGAACGCTGCAGCGGTCAGCCATGTCACACCGTCTTTATCGGTTTCAATCTGCAGTGGTGCGTCTTCATACATGTTTACGGTGGTACTTAGTTTATTTACTTCCCGTTTTAACTTGACATTTCTTTCTTTCAACCAGTGGATGCGATTGTTCTGATCCACTACGACGTTGACAGTACTCTCATAAGTTTCAATCTTATCCCGTAAGTCATCAATTTCCGCCATTGCACTTTCCCATTTCGCATAGATTGTGGAGGCCCTCAACGAATCAATCAATATTTGTTGTTCTTTCAAATTTCTTATTGTATCTTCCAAGATATCAACGGCTAGTCCGTCTTTTTCGGATGGGTGCATACGATCCAGCACCGCGAGGTGTTCTATTGTAGGTTTTACCATTTTTTCAGTCTCGTTCATAGTTTTCGCCTTCTAGTTCTCGCCTTCTGTAGTTTTGTATTTCGATAATCTTTCGTGCCTGTCATTAAGCATTCACTCATATTGTCACCTGCCTATTGTGTTTATCCTTCCACTGCTGTAATCGGTTAACCCTGGCTTTGAGTAACGCTATTTCGGTATCCTTCCTTAGTAACGCCTGCTCGCATAGATCAGCCATCTCCTCGAATTGCTCTCTTGTTTCCGGCATTCTGCGACCTCGCGGGCTTCTATCACTCATAATTCATTCTCCTGTAGGGCTGCTCTGGCTGTGGATGCTGCGCCGCAACCGTTTATATCACTGAAACAATGCCTTCTCGCGGCTATTCCTTTTAGCGCAGCTTCCAGTTCCTCGATGCGATCGACTGCTTCCTGTTTAGTAATTGAGTCGTAGTACTCTAGCTTTTCAGTTAAATCACTCATCATTATTCTCCTGTAGGGCTGCTTCCAGTTTCAGGCGATTAGAAGTTAGCCACTTAATATCAGCTTCCAGTTCCTTAACCTGTGCCTGTAGCTCTTTGTTTAGGTTAACTAGCCTTAATGCTGATTTATCTGTATTGGCTAATATGTTTGCTTTATCAGCTTCCAGTTCCTCGATACGGGCTTGCTGCGTCTCACAGGCCTCAACAACCAATGCATAGTCTTTTCGATAACCATCAACCTGTGCCTGTAGCTCAAAGTATTTCTGTTCTAAGATTACATATTCTTTGCGCTGTTCCCCGATGCGCTTCTGCTGGTCTGCAATAATTTTTGAGAGCGCAGCTTGTGATAATCCTGTTAGGTCACTCATAATTCATTCTCCTGTAGGGTTAACCCAGTTGCTTTCCAACCATAAGACTTTCCTTTCCAGTTCCTTAACCTGTGCCTGTAGTGGGTCAACTGTGGGTAGCGCGGTGATGGCTTTATCAATCGCATCAATATCCTTGGCGTTATCAAACTCACGTTGCAGAAATTGTTTTATGGCTACTAATCGTGCAGTAAGACATTTACCAGAGCTACACTACCTTCCAATGCAGTTTCAAGCTGATTAATACGTTCGTCCCGTTCCTTAACCTGTGCCTGGAGTAATCCCACTTCAGTTCCTTCGTCTAATAACTTTCTTTCATTAGTGCGTTGTTGTGCTTCCAACTCATCGATGCGCTTCTGCTGGTCTTCTATTAGTGTCTGGCTCTCGCCATTTACGTTAACAGTCATATCATTCTCCCTCTACCGTTGTCGGTGGTTCTATCCACCCCTCTTTAATACCTTTAGTTAGGGCGTCAGCCAGGGTTTCTCCCTCTATCGTTTCGCCCGCTAGGGCTTTAGCTGCCATCTCGGAGTAGGTATATGTCCAGCCATTACCAGTAGGTATTTTCATTTGTGACTCTGCTGCTATCGCTTCTAGCGCATCGCCGTAGAGTTGGAGTAGTTGCTGTGCATCTCGCAAATCAGCGACACAGTTATGCATTAACCAACCGGGGCCAGCAAGTTTATTGGCTCGCCAATCCAACCGCGCTATCAATTCATCGTGTTTATTCACAATAACCCTCCTGGCATTTGGGACACACAAATTCCTCGTAGCGCATATCCAGTGTTTTTACCCACTCCCATTCTTGATCAGGTAAGGCAACTACAGGGTCGCTATAAGCTGAGACTCTTTCTGTTGTGGTTTCAATACGACCGCAACCATCACAAATCCAAACATTAGTTTGATAGATTGTCATCTTCCTTTCCCATATAGGAATTTATTGAATGACTTATTACAGGCATTCTTCTTCAACCACTTGGTTCTGGCGTCTTTGTCGGTGGAAGAAGCATTTTTGATTTGACTGCATTCCACTCCACACGTACTGGAAACAGCCCCACCTTCCCTATTGGACGCCACAGGGTAGAGCTTGCACACTGGACATATAGGAAGGTATATTTTATCATGAGAATGCACAACGGAGTCCCCATATAGCTAACCCCCAAAAGACCACCCCGCTGATCATAACTGCCGTCCAGCTGAAAAGTTTTACACTATCATACTTCCAACGATTATGTGTCATATTTCTCTCCCAAATTGTGCAATCTCAAAGGAAACCCCATCGACTTATAGTGCGTCTCAATAAACTTCTTGGCAGCGACATCTGGAAATGCTTCCAAATTGGCAGCTATCCTTCTCAGAAGATGTAACATTGGTTCAAAACGGGTATTACTTATAGATATAGGCGAAACGTCGTCATTTGAATTTTTGGTAATAGAATACAATACATACGCATTCCTCTCTTCGCTCCACACAATTTCATCCACGGCTGGATACCATTCCTCAATCTCCAGTTCCAATAAGACATTTACCAGAGCTACACTACCTTTATCTTGCGCTCTTATAAATGCAGACGTAATTTCTTGTATGTCGTATTTCTTCATTCCTCATCCCTCAACAATATAGGTGCGTTAACGTCTCCCAATATGATTCTCTTTTCCAGTCTATTCATCTTTGACTCTATCATATTATGTAAATACATTTCAATTCCACTGTTAGCGTGATCCAACATAAGTTGTCTACACACAATTAACACGTCTGCCACTTCTTCAAATATTGCGCTTATGTGCACTCTATCCCGTTTCCAATGACTTACAGCAGTCACTAATTCTGCGCACTCTTCTTGTAACATATCTTTTTGAAAACCAGTGCCCCACGTCTCCGATGCTCGTTTCAAGATGTTATCTTGTTCTTCTGTTAAATAATTAAACATTATTCTTCCTCTGTTTTACGAAAAAAATCCTCCGAAAGAAAATCCGGAGGAAAGTGTTGTGGGTTGCTTTTATTAAGGAGATCAGTCCCACAATAGACTCCCAACCAAGGAGGACGAGTTTTTGAGAGGGAACTCTAACCCTGTGTTTGGTACGGTGAATTCAGTGATCTGGCATGACGGTGATCGAATCCGATTTAAAACACGCCGTGTTCGGTAGCGTTATTAGCACATGCCTTACTTTTTAAATTAGAAAGACTGCGTGAGTACTCCCGAGAACAACCAGAGTACCCACGACAATCAGACTGCCACTGTATACAGGCACACCCAGCGACAACAGTGCGGTAACGGGTAATGTTTAGACCCTTGCCCTACACGTATTGCAGCGTGTTATTTAGCTCAGGCTGCTGCTTCCGGTGTTGCTTCGGCTGCTGCTGCTTCTTGAGCTTTCTTCTCTTTGAGCTCTTCACGATACTTTGCCAGGGCTTCTTGAGCTTTCGGTGATACGGTACGTTTGACTTTACCGGCTTCAAAAGCTTTCAGTATCCCTTCCTTATTCTCTACAGACCAAGCAGCGAGATCCGGGTTGTTTGAAGCTTCCTGGATTGTGGTTTGAGCTGCTTGCATTTTCTCGTGTTCATCCATACGCTTAACCGTGGGCCAACGGAAAGTTTCTTCCATGGCTTCATGATTGTCGGCAATAAAAGCGAAGTCTTTGTTGTCTGCAGCCACAATGGCTTCCAGGGCAGCATGGAGCTTCTTCTTTTCTGCTTTTGTTACGCGTCGAATAGTACCGGTGCTGAATGCATCCGTTACGAGTTCTCTGTGTTCGACCAGCCAATCAGACAGCTCAACGTTCTTATCCGTTATAGCCATCAGTGCTTCTTTAATCTTTGGTCGACGCAAGTGATCAGTAGCTGCAGCTTTGGTGTCATGTTGGACGCCATCAGGAGTTACGAATACTTGCTTTAGTTCATCAGTCATTTATAGATTCCTCTAGTAGATGTGTGGGTTATCCCCCACAATTAGGTATATTCGCATATCCTACTAGAATAGCTTGGTGTCAACATATGTGACTATATTCCTTATGGGTTAATTTAACGGGGTCACTGCAAACCCGCGCCTTGAGAGTGCTCCAGATTTGATGCCTCTGGGGCGTTTTTCTCCGGCTCGGGCGACTCCGGAAACGACTCCAAAGTCACAGGAGGACGCCAGGAGGTGTGCCCTCGCGGCGATCTGTCCCATAACCCTGGAGTGTCCCTTCGTCAGCACCCATCATACCTATTATACCATATCTACATTACATTTATAAATTACATACTCAATGACTGTTATCAATACTCAATGCTCATACTTAGGACGTTTCTCCCTCTCGTCAATTGCTTTTTGAGCATTTTCTTTTTCCGCTGCGGCCGATTCTTTTCTCAATCTATTAGTTATGGTGCTCATTATTTCCAGAGCAGCCTTATCTTCATCAGTAGAGCCGGTTCTATTAACCACTTGCTGTAGTACATCAACCCCAATAGCACGCCACGCATGTGGATTTACAAAATACTCTTTACTTGGATCGAAATTAGCCGGATCTTGTTGACCAACCATCCTCGAATAGAACCTCAGGGCTTCGATTACAAAGGCTTGCACCAATGCGCCACTAGGATGAAATTCCATAAGATGTGTAACAAATTCGACATTAGTGACTTTCTTCTCTGTCGTGTTCTTCAAGTTCTTGCCTCCTTATAGATATCCAGTCTTTAACCTTGTCAGCAGAACCCCAACAGGGACTGGGAGCGTTCCAATAAAAGTAGTGCACAAATGCGGGAAGGTTTCTAAGATTCTCCTGATCAGCATGAAGACATGCTTGTGACAAGTCATTGCAAATTACTGCTGTCAAAAAACTACCTGGTAACCTCCCTTTCTCTATGTACTCACGTATTGAGGGCATCATCTGTGCTCTGATATAATACGAACCTGTATAATATCCCTCTAAGTTTTCATTCGAAGATTCTGTCAATTATTCCACCTATATAAGTACTATTAATTTTCTCAGGATCAATACCTTGCATAGCTTGTATTAACTCATACATATACGCCATATCAACACCGGTAAGCTGTTCTCTCAACATGGTACGGTCTGTGAGATCTAGCTCGCTTATTTGCCACATTATTTTCAATTGCTGTCCTGCTGTTATTCTCCAACCTCTTTGCAGGAACTTCTTCATTCTAAAGATACTTGCGATAGGGTACAATGAGCCGTGATACATTAACACACGACTCAGTAGACTCTCCATTGCATCTGCGGGCATCACCAATTCTTCATTTACGTGATCCCAATAGCACGTTGCATGCACGAAATCGTAGTTGTCATGAATCTCTGCTGGATTCCCATAAAACCTAATTACTATTTGTACCCTGTTTGAAAGTGTTATAGCGTTCTGTGACATAAACACTGGGCGGTATTCAGGTAATTCTCTATCTTTTGTCCTATCGTGCAGCAGTGACTCAGCAAAGTCCAATGTCTGGTCTTCACTCAAAGTCTCAAAGTAGTTATACTCATCTTGATTTTCTGCAATGACACCCGCAGATTGTAGCCAAATGATTACTCTGTTTTCTGCTTTCCCTTTACAGTTGATGATACTTTCCGCTCTTACTTCCGGCTTATACGCATTAATGGACTTTAGGTCTTTGTTCAATTCATTGAACTTCTCTACATAGTATCTTGCCACGATTTCCGTGGTGCTCTTATACTTGAAGTAGATATCAAAATCGTTTATTCGTTCTCCCAGGAGCATGGAAGCTATAGAACCTCCTGTCACTATGACTCCCTTCCTGGCCACACTTCTGACATCTTTATCTTCTATGGATTCCAACCATTCATTGATTTTCTTCTTAAGTTCACGCTTTATACCTGAGCGCTTTCGACCGTATTTTATGTCGTTCATAATTCCTCTAGAGGTTTAATATATAATCCGTTGTGTCTGCTATATCTTTATCTTGACGTAGTTCGATAAATCTCGGCAGAAACAAAGAGTATAAGTTTTTGAATTGTTTATTATCAGTGACCTCATTAAACCTTACGGTCACTATTGAGTCTAACCAATCCTCCTTGGAACGCCATATAGCATCTCTGGTGTCATCCGTAAATCCAGATACTTTTGTTTCCACAAGTCCATCGAGCGATTCACACTGAATAGATCCACAGGTGTTCTCATACTTGCCAAGACCTGGAAGTATACCTGTAATGATCATCTCACATTCCTTTTCAGCTTTCATTTTCACTTGTAGTTGTGATGTGCCATCTTTCCAAATGGCTTGTCTGTCTTTCACGATGATACCCTCATGACCGACTTGCGTTACCCAATTGAAGTATTCAACAGATTCATCTTCAGAATAGAGTATCTCACCTTTAACCCATTGTATCCTGGGCCACAACCCACTCAGTACCACTTTCAAAGCTTCAAATCGGTTCTCGTAAGTCACACTACAATAGCGATTTTCCACATGTGCCAGCTCTATCATATCCCATAGAATAAATCTGAAATCATACCGAGTGTCCCATACAGCATCTCCGCCTTTTAATACACTGTTCACCAGACCGTTGCCAGTTTTCCTATCCAGAAGAACAGGTGGCAGAAGAAGCGATCCATAGTCGTACACAACAATTTCACCGTGATACTGATAGCCGGGAAGTAACATTCCTGCGATCCTATCATTGAAATATTTGTTAAATTTCTGTCCGTTCCTTGTGGAGATCTCTGTGATACCTGATGAAGTAGTTGATCCACTTACTGTTATATTACAGAACATCCCATCCGCTTTCATCTGTGCATATACACCGTTCTTCCAATTCAGTCTTGACAATGGCACTTGCTTGATAGTGCTACAGCGTAGATATGCAGGATACTTTATTGTATTCGGGACAGCTTTGTTTATGGAGCGCATGGAGAATCCTGCCCTGAGATCTTTCTTGAGAATGTTGAACATCAAAATCTGGGACAAATCATTCAATGTACACATATGCTCAACCACAATAGCCCTGGCATTGTTCCCTGTCAGCCTACGACTGGATAGTGCTGCAAAGATATCATAGGTCTCTTCATCGAAGTTGTGTTCCCCTTTTTCCAGAGGAATCACCACATTCAACACCCCGAATGTTACTAAGGGGTCGTAAGCCAGTTTAATCACTCTGGTGAATTCAGGATCTTCTAAAAACTCTTCCAAGAATGCCACTTTTACCTTCTTGCCGTTCGCCCCTGCTATGATTTCTAGGCAGCTGTATATCGTGTAACTGTCCATTATTGCTCCTTTTATTTTGATGTCTCGTAGTACATTCGAATACAAACGCAAGCTCTCTGACTTTAAGAATTATCAAATCTGCCTCTTTGCGTGTCAATCTTGTGCCTCTCATTCGATCCGCTGCACTCTGAATCAATTGTGTGATTACTTCAGTATTTTTTCTACTCATGTATTACCTCATCTCTTTCCTGCTTCCAATATAGGAATGTTTCCTTCGGTGGGCACATAGATAATTTGTGATATTGTGCCTTCTCGAAGTGCTTCGCCGAACGCCTGGATGAATTCTTGCTGTCGATACTCAGGAAACTCTTTGGCTGCTGCTCCCATAATACCTATGGCGTCCGCTCTCAATTGGGCCGATTCTTTTTCGGCTCTTGCTGTTTCTATCATTACCTTTCTAGTCTGTGTGGCTTTGGCTAGCAGAGCTTCACCTGACAAGCCTTGCCTCCAAACGTTCCACAGGGGTATCCCCGCCATTAACACAAATACTACTAAAACTACGACCATGCCTGATACTGTAAAAAACTTAGCTTCTTCACTCATTTTTGTTTCCTCAAGTTGGTTGCCCAGCATATTCGGCAATGACCCGCTGGGCTAGGTACCAATGGAAGGGCTATCAGAACCCACTTGCCTTATTATTAGATGGTGGACGCGGATGGAATCGAACCATCACCCGCTCGCGGCGACTCCGGATTTACAGTCCGGGCTGACTTAAGCCAATATTCAGCTCGCGTCCTGTTAGTATGCCTTGCCTTGCCCTTTCACGTCGGGCCCCTACACGTCTTGCCTTGCCTGCCATGCCTGCCTTGCCGCGCCTAGCTCGGGCTGGACGTACCATACCATGCCTGGCTCGCCAAGCCTTGTAGACGACGTCCTTGTCGCCACATCAAGACGCTATTCAATTAAAAGATTGTCAATTTCATCAAAAACTTTTGACAATTCAGTTAGACTTGAATATCTTTTGCGATATGTTGCAGCTTCTCTTTTGGCTCTTGAAAGGAATTCTGCCCTTTTTCGTGGATCAGCCAGGATATCTTCTAATGTATTATAAACATTATATTTACGTTCATCTTCAGATGTATCCGCTTGTACCACTTCAAACAGTCTTGATTTCAATTCCCTACCGTCATTGTTATAAATCACAACAATGGATCTAACCATGTTTCTGATTTGATCTAAACGGTGCTCATAACCAGCCACTTCATTATCCCATTCCAAAGTTCCATGTAAAGGATTCCTTTTCTTTATGACCTCCTTATGTATAATAGGGGCGGTCAAATCACCGCCATAGAGTTGACGAATTCTTTCGAATTCCTCAGCGGCTATTTCAGGTTTCACCTTAGCATGAAACCCTTTTTTCCAATATGCTTTCATTAGAGTATTTCCACTTTCTTTGTTTCATCAACTTTGAAACGACCCATTTCGCCTCCTTTTTCTGGACGCCATTCGCCGATACCTACACCGAAACCCGCACGATTTGTCAAGTTAATAACATCTTGAGCGGTGAGAAGGTCCCCGTCGATTTCCATGAAAATTTCCGCAGACCATTTCTTGTATTCAGGGCGATACCTCAAATCAGTTTTACCCTGACCTACCCTAACAGTATCTTCTCTCATAATGGGTTTGTTGCATTTCATCTTTGTGATTAGGCCAGAATCATCAGATTTCACAAAAATAGCCTTTCTGACTAAGGTCTTCTCAATACCGATATCCCTATGAGCTGCGGTTATCAACGCAGTTTTAAAAGCCATCAGAGGAAATCCGTATTCATTGTTTTCCGTGAGATAACATGCGTTTTGAAACTCTTCTTTTGGGTTTCTGATCTCACGAGAAACTGTCTTTTTGCCTGCGTGCTTGTCACGCATTTGCGCTATTGACTTCTGAGACCAATTGTGATGAATCATTGAAGTGGTCCCAATGATGTGAAAATGAATTACCCGTGCATTAATAGGTTTCATTGTAATAGTTGCCATTGTACTTCTCCTGAGTCGTAATTAGAAAACTACATATGCCCCGACTCTGATGACATATGAAGTTGTTGTATCTTGTCTTGAAATGTCCTGCCGTGCCTTGATCAGTCGGGCCTTGCCATGCCTGTCCAAGCCTGCCTCACCATGCCTGTCCTCGCCCAACGTTCCGCGATAGGCCTGGACGCGCCTCGCCTGCCGTGCCACAACTTGCCATAATCCGCCACAGCTTACCATACCCTGCCTGCCGCGCCCTGCCTTGCCCCGACGAGCCCCGCCTGGCCCCTACCCGCCAGTCCAAGCCTGCCTCACCATGCCATCCTCACTGAGCCTTGCCTTGCCGTGCCTTATCGCGCCATGCCTGCCATGTCATTAAATTGGAGACTCGTATGCCAACAAGTAAAATGCGCCCGCATCCCTACTAAACCTATCCCCCAAGGGAACCATCAGCTTTCAGGATCGGGCGCGCACGTGCTCATTTCACCGGACACATTCCTCCGGCGCATTCATCAATGGCCTCAAATTCAGCCGACACGATATCCGTTATCGGTTCAACTTGTGCCACCAATTCTTCATATTTCTCCTTTGTTACCTCTTCATAAGGAGCTTGTTCAAAGCCGTGCTCACTGTGCAATAAGAATGAAAGACTCTTATGACAAGTGGCATATCTAAATCTCAAGTATTGTTTGATTTCTGGAATCTCCTCCTTTCTATAATATATGGTGCAGCTTACACTGTTATCCGACCACCTGGTTTGCAATTCGCGCACTGTATCAAGTTGTTTCAATGCCGTCATGTCTTTCGCCAACACAGTACCCTCAGGGTATCTGTAAGGAAATGTCACAACGCATGATCCATAATCTTCAGTGCCGTCTAAATTCTTTTTAAATTCAACAGGATAACCTTTCTCTCTACACACCTGTGTTAAAGAATGCTCTGATGCTATGGTTATCCTGCGATACATATACTGGGAATAGCCTGGATGGCATCCCGGAGTTACACCTGGTAGTAATGATAGCGTCCCACTGGGTTTCACTGTCGTAAGTTTTATAGATTCAGGTAGATCATGTAACGCAGAATACTTCTTATCGAACTTCCTGAGATACCTGTACGTATAATCCAACCAATTCTTTTGTTCGTCACTGGCCTGTAAATAACCTGTGACACCTATTCCCATACGCATGTTGTTATGAACCACTTCCTGAGTCTCTTTTAAATGAGAATTGAGTGTCATAGCATGTTTATTGATCCTATATAGCAGCTCAGTTGCATCTATGAGTTCTTCCAAAGATTCAATGTTTGGTAAGAATATTTCAGCTAAACAACAGGTTTCGTAAGGTTCCAAACTCTGCTCGGCGCATGGATTATATCCTTCAACATTTGGATCGTCATACCAAGTTTCTCCCAATCTGCCACAGCTACGTGAAAGTTCAAGGTTGATGAGTCCATATGGCTCACCTCTTCCGTCATACCCATCCCAGAAGTATGGGTGTAAGTCAGCGAGATCGTTGCAGACGACACTGTTATTTGACATTGAGCGCCACTTGGGGATGCCACCCATATCCCATCTTTTTGCCAATAAGAATTCGACATCATCACAATCTCCTATAGCTATCTGCGCTGAACGTCTAACGTTACCAGCAACAATTATATATCCAATAATGTTCATTATGTCAAGCGCATGTATTGGCTTAATCTTCTTGCCACCTCTATCTTCCAGTATCAAAGATATCTGATTTATGCCCCACACAAGATCTTCCGGGCCAGAAGCCACGCCACCAAAGCCCTTAATGGGTGATCCCTTTCCTCGAATGATCTGTGTTGAATACGTGAACGTACCTTGCTCTGGTCGGTCTGACAAGAACGCTGCTTTAAGTGTCTTACCCAGCAGCTTGACCCAGCCTTCTCTGGAGTCTGGTACAATAAAATCCGCACTACCATCATCCAAGCGTATCGGTGCTTTGAACCAAGGTCTCACCTTCGGTAACTTGTCTATATGCTCATTTTGTATGTTATATCCAACACCGGAGCCCAGTGCCAACATATCCATACACCAAGTAAAAGGTCTCACAGGTGAATCTACTGTGACGAATGCACAGTTCTGTAGTGAAGCCAGTCCTAATCTATCCACCGTTGCAGTACCGGCTTGCCACCAGAATCTACCTGCAACAGATGTTTTCAACGCTAAGAAATACCCAGCTAATCTATATTCTTCATCTCGCGTAAAGTTACAATTAAATTGCTCATCACAAGCATTTATGACCCTTAGAACGGTATCTTCAAATTCTTCAGTCGGCGCTTCAGGCGCTAACAACTCCTCTTCTTCATTCTCGAATTTACGACTGTATGTACGCTTATATGTTAAATAACCTATTGAACTCCAGGGAGTTTCTATTCTAGGTAATTCTAAGTATTCCATCAATTTGCTCCTAACCGATTTGTGTGAAGGTTTTGTCACAGAACTCTTTCTCTGCTTGCAAGACTCTGCCTGTTTTGAAGTTGTAGAACGCGCTCTTTGTATCTCCTGTAAGACCACTGAAACGACATTTGAGACTACGAATCTTTATCGTATTTCTTTCCTCTTCGCTCGGTGCTGACATCGATCTAGCAAAGGCCACAATATCGAAAGCTATTTGCTTCAATGAGCCTGAACCTCTGATGTCATCCAATGTAGGTAATCTACCTTCTTCGAATGATGTCGCTCCTACTTGGACTTTTCTGAGATGCGAAACAAGACCAATCCATACGTCATGCCTCTTAACCAGTCTCAGCAAATCATTCATTACTCTGTCTTGAGCTTCCAATCCTTGTAAGTTGTCTACACCTTCTGAAACTAGGATTGTTATATGATCGATGAATAAATATTTACAACCAGACAGTGCCATGTATTCTAGTTGATCCACTATAGAAGTGTCACTCATAGAACCTTGGTGGTCTAATAGAATGATCTTGTCTTCACCGAATACTTTGTCAAACCCCGATTTTAGCTCTTCCAATGGGATTTCTTCATATGCTGGATTACGTTCCAATGACATTCCTGCTAGCTTTCTGGCAGTCTCTGCAGGAGATTCTTCAAGTTCCACTATACCAATCTTATCACCACTCGTCTCAAGTATATGCAACATTACTTCTCTGAGCAACGTACTCTTACCTGAACCTGTTCCAGACACGAATAGCGTGATTTCACCTGTTCTCATTCCTTTGAACTTAGTATTTAGACCTTCTAGACAATTGGGATAAGGAAATGATACTTTGTTGTTGTACTCTACCAGAGAATCCCACAATGCCTCTTTTGTTACTATACCATCAGGTATATGGGGTTGAGCATCCCACGTGTTTCTCATAACTTCCTGCCAACCTTTACGCAGGAATGTCTCATTGACATCCTCAGACGTCATCCTGGCTATCAATACTTTGTCAATTCCAATTATCTTTGTTGCTTCTTTTGTGGCCTTCTTTCCAGCCTCATCATTATCAAAACAAAGTACAACTGAATCAAAGGTTCTGATCCAATCACGTTCCTTGAGAAGCTCTTTGGTGGCCCCTGATGATGACAAGCCAATGATCGGATATGCCTTTTTGTATTTATTATAACTAGCCTGGGCCATAGACAGTGTATCGATCTCTCCTTCACAGATGGTCAATCTCTTACCTCCACCGTTAAACAGATCTTTACCGAAAAGTCCACCGGACTTACCCAGCCATTCAAAAGTTTTGGGCAATGTTCTTATCTTGTAACCTTCTTTATATGGATAATAATGTGCGTCAATCTTTCCATTTGAACCATGTGTGACTTTAACATCGTATAGCTCATTGATCTCTTTATCGATTTTTCTGTCAGCGAACTCTTTTGTTGGATAGCCTTTTATTTCTTCAAACAAATCTTTTCGTGTCACATTGGTTGTTGGCGTGAACTCCGTTTCAGCAGGTTCTGTATTTTCTTTTGCCTCTCCGTAACCTTTTGGGAAAAAGGTCTGACAGGAGAAACAGAAGGATGATCCACTATCGTAGATCTGCCTCGCATCGCTGGATCCACACTTTGTGGTGTCCAAACAAGGCTTATTCTTGGTTACTACTTTACTCATTAAATCACTCCTGGTTTCTTATTCTCGGTTGTAGCTAAGGCTATACAAAGCATCGCCGCACCAAGCATAAAACGCTCTCCTATACTTAAAGATATATATCCACTTTCAAATATCTTTATTATTAATTCGTACAGAACATCGCTTATGATCCCTAGTGAAGCTAGCGCTGATAATAAAAATACGATCATCTTCATAAATTTTTTCCGCCGTGTATACCTCTGAATTGTAATTCCCGATCATACCATATTAATGGAATTACTTGTGAACCGTAGAATGGCGCTTTTCTATTTTCTGGCTTACCATACACTTCTACATTTACAATATAATCTACATCAAAATGCTCACTCGGGTACTGATAATACGTATTTCCCAAGACGTATGTCATGTTTACTGAATGGTGAAATTCTACGAAATCAAATACGTACTGGTCTGTTCTTCTTGACTCTTCAAATGCCACCACCGGAATCCTTTCAGGTATGCTGGCTTGTTCTGGTTTAGTTATCACTTGTAAAGAAAACTTAGAGGTTATTGCAGCAGCTCTATAATAGCAACAAGAGATAGACTTTGCTTCTGGCTTCTCATAATTTGACGATAGCTCTTCCACAGGCCAAAATGCTATTACGGTTACCTTAGGACCACCGTCTGTAAAGTCATCTTTATACGATTCTCCTACATCACTGCAATTGAACGTCACTGGCATTACATTGTCCTCATGTTAATTACATCTGACAATCGATCTTTATGTCTTTCTGATATCCCCTCCTTTACTGGCCACGAGACTTTCTCTATACGTGTGTTATACCACGTAAGATTTGTTGGAGCCTCCACATGGCATAACGTCCATGTTTCACCGTAAGAAAGAGTCCCTTTTGTCTTATATTGTTCTAAGACTATAAATTCAAACTCATCATAAATAGGTCTTACAGCAAACAGCTCCTTTAATAAAGGTGAAGAAGATTTGTATTTCCTCCAACCTGGCATTTCCTTGCCTTTGTTTTGACCTCGCTGATGCCTGAACGTCTTCTTACCTAGATAAAACCTTCTCAGAATATTGTCACGGATAACATAGATGAAACCCGAATAATCAATCATGAGCTGTTCTGGGAATTTCCAATGACCGTTGTCAAAGTCATCTAAGTCTATTAGCGTTCTTTTAATTGGCGGAATTCTCACTAGAACTCCTTAGCCTTCATAATATGACAAAATGCATCTGCATTGAAAGGTGAACTACAGGTTGTACATCTGAGACCACCTTTCATTTTGATGGCTTTGTTTTTCAAACTCATCTTTTCTGCATAAGAGACAGCTTGACTGTAACTATAGAAAATTAACAACTCCATGAGCCTCTTTGATTTCCAATGCTCCATAACATATATCCCGCTTTTCCCAAGCGAAATTCTTGGTGAGAGTGGTCCTTTCTTCTTTACTGTTTTCTTTACCGCAACCATGGTGTCTCCTGTGTAGTCTCATGTTATCTCTCCAACTCTTGCACTATAGCCCAGTCTTCCACCGAGAAGACATCGTCGAGAGTTTTTTGAATGTGGATCAATCTGCCATTAAGCGTTAGCATTTCCACCCACTCTTTGTCGTATGCAGCTATATAATGCCCTGCAATCGTTTCTTGATAGTCCGCATCTGTTACACAACCTTCTAAGCTTTTTTGAGCAGTTATTGGTCCCATTCCGGGAACACCTGGAATCCCATCTGATTGATCCCCTTGTAAAATTTGCTCATAATAGTGACGCTTAGCTTCTTCCTCAGAGATATCAAACATCTCTTTTTTCTTAGGATCATAAAACCTACCTGGTATGCATTTTAGATCTTTATCAATAGTGCACACTATGAAATCCCTCTTTTCACGTATCGCATTCTCTGCCCATATTCTGACCAAATCATCAGCTTCTCTACCGTGTGCTGGCTCAGACATGCCTTCTTCGACAGACAATTGCGTGACCGCATCCACAAATGTCCTTCTGTTATCGGGTCTCGCTATAGCGGCCCTTCGCCTGTTGGCTTTATACTCTGGAAAGATTTCCATTCTAAAGTTCCCATCGCCCTTAACTGCCATGAGATAGTCATTTGTATAGAACTTCTCTTGAAGTGATTCTACTAGCTTCAAAAAGTTATCCCAAGATTCTTCCATATATTTTCTATTTTCTTCCTTGGTGTATTCTAAATGTTCTTTTGTGCCATCTTCTCCAATATTTACTAGAAGTTTATCATCCTCTCTTTTGCACTTAGCTTGCCACCTATCATATCTACATGCAAGATGAGCTAAGGGATCACCGTCTATTATCAATAATAAGGTCATTTAATTTCTCTAGCTTTTCGTGCTGTTTCAACAGCCTGTTCGTGTGTTATCGAGTATCCTTCAATCTGATATAGCGCTAAATCAAGAGTCTTTGATTTAATTTCTTCTATAGCCAATGAAGTCTCTAAGGACTCAATGTTGAGCAGTAAATTTTGAATTCTTTGCTTTAATTCTTCTATCAGATGTTCGTCGGTCATCGCCACTCCGATTGGTTTTGGGTTTGTGTCTATTGAGAAAATCATTAACAATCTTTTCTGATTTCTCATCTAGTACCTTTCTGTTCACTTCACTGTCTAATGCGTACTTAGCAGAAACCATCCAATCACTTTTTGTAGATAGACGATCTACGGCGTTCTTTATTACCGCTGCTTCAAAGGGATACTCTTTCTGAAGTAGTTTTGATATGGTTTCTAATGAAATTGTCAAATCATCCATTCTATTACTAATAGTCCCCAGGAGGGAGCTCAAAGTCTGTGTTGGCGTCGTCCTCATATATTAGATACCACCTACTGATAAAGTCTGTGAGAAACTCAGGAAGTTCATCTATAGGGTGTAACTCATTGTAGCCAGATAGCCGATCCTTCAATACACAAAACTCAGAAGAATCGGCCACCACAATTAAATCCATCACTTGAATCGTCTCTAAAGGTGCACCCAATTTGGATATTGGAATATCTGGTAGTGCGAGACCTTCGTTTGAATACAACTCAACATCTATAATATAGATGTTAGGAGACTTCATAATACTTCCTCCAATAATACGTGTATGTGTTCACCGTTGCCACAAAAGATAATATTAAAATCCTCATGAGCTTCGATGAAAGAAACCCCACCCCGATGTTCACAAAATTCTTCTGGGGTGGGTACGGCTCGTGCGCTATCGGTGTCACAGCCCGATAGTATTACTATTGCAATAATTTGAAACGTGACTATTCTAACATATTTCATACCGTATCTCCAATCTTACTAATTTTTACTTATTCCTCCTTCCAATATACCATGAAAGGACTTGCGTTGCACTCCATGATCACCTTATGATTTCCATATCTTCCAAATGCAACGTAGCCGATCGACATCCCCGGAATCAAAACATTGTCCATTTCTATTACTTTTTCAAACTTTTCCGGCATGTCCCACAACTGATTGTCCTCACGCGCATCATCGTACTTCGGGTCATCGGAAAATAGCTCGTAATCCATTCGAATCTCCGAAGGTTTCGCACCAAGATAATTTTGGTACATTCCCCAAAGTTCTTCTGACAAGTGATCTAGTAAACCATAATCCGTCATGCCGTTCCCGTCTGCTATTATACGTTCCATAGTTATCTCCTAATGTATTTCATACCATGTATCTCCGATCTTACTATCACCGTCCATGATCTCAATGTCAAACAAGCGCGGTCCATCAACAAATGCTTGTTTACCTATTCTAGCTGCCTCTTCAGCGTACTCTTCTGGTACCATGAAATCTTCTTCATCATGGTAATATATTAATGGTACATAGGGAATCCCTGCATCTTCCAGCCCTTGCATGGTCAACATCACTGAAGCACTACATGTGGCCTTCTCTAGACTCTGTAAGAGATACACCAAAAGCTTATGTGCACTATCCACATAAATTCTGTTGCCAGAAATCCCTGGTATATAACCGTAACCTCTTTTCTGTCTAGAGGTGGCTTTGTAAATCTCTTTCAACTTGTCTAGTAGTGTCTTGAATCCAGGGACCGCATGGGTGAATCCATGTTTGAGCATGTTTCCATTTACACTGTCGTCAACATCAAAAATGTAGCTCCATATCTTTCCTCCGGAAGCTCCGAATAAGAATGCATACAGTATCCTCTTAGCCATATGACGTTCGCAAACAGGTTCAAAACCAAGATTGACCAAGACCTCATTCAGTTTATCTTTATTGTACTCATGAATGTCCTCATTGAGGATTACATTGAGAAACTCTTTATTCTTCAAATAAAATGCCAGGCCTCTTGCTTGATTACCTGCAGAGTCACAACCTACGAGCTTCCACCCAAGCATGGCCTTAAACAGCTTCCTCATTTCAGTTCCATACGGTTTCTCTGGAGTGGGTACATTTACAATGATCTGATGCCTCACACGCATACTTGGTGTTCCCACATGCATAGATTCACCATGTAACATTCCATTCTCATCAACCTCTTCTATCCATGTATTAACTATGCTGTGTCTGGAACTCATGGATTTGAACTCATTATACAACTGACCGTCTCCACCCAACAATTCAAGATCTTCGTCTATGATTTTCGGAGAAGTATTCTTTATCTCGCCTGTCTCTTCATCCTTCTTGGTATTCCATTCTGATGGTACCCATCCATGCTTGAATAGAAATACCTTCACATCAGCTGGAGAAGACAGACTCCTGGGTGCAAAGTCCACTCTACAGAAGTCACCCTCTATGGGCCTGTAACCGTATGTTGCAATGGCTGCAGCAATGGGTAACAGAGGAGAATCTTCAAAGTCTTCAGCATTTTCCAGTATGTCAACTATCTCTTCTGGTTCCAGTATATCCGAACCACACTCTGGAGGTATGTCAAACCATGTTGCTGTGTGACTATGATATACACCGCTCTTCACCCACTTGGGACTCTTGACAATCACTTCTCCAAATTCCTTATCCATCACTATAGACTTCCAACCAAGCAATGGCTCTAACTTGTCTCGTATTTCCGTCAATTTCACGTCCAGTTCGGCGAACAATACTTCTGCTCCTTCTTTGTCAAAAGGCCATCCATGAAACTGCGCTTCAGCCTGCCATCTGGCTGCATAGTGCTCTGCTTGCATGTAGGTCTTTATATAAGGAACTTTTTGGAATAGACTCTTGAATTCATCCAACAGCACTTGGTATACTATGGCGTTCAAATCTACATCTCTGTTGCCGTACACACGCATCTCCTCTGTGTATACTTCGTAACTATCTATCTCACCTTTTGGAAAATTGAGATACTCACCCCATACCTGTAGACTATGACCTCCATAGCCGAATCTCATGTAATCGAGTATTTGAGACATTAACATGGTATCGTGGAAATTCACAGATCTAGGGAACTCGTAGTTGAACAATTTCCTCAAAGCCATATTATCAAAACTAATTATGTTGTGTCCTATCACAGTTGTGGCGTTATCCAATATTTTTCGCCACCCTTCATCTCCCTCCAAAAATTCGTACCTGATGTCATTTGTCAAATCGTGTGCAACCAACAGATGCATTTTCGTAAGACCTGGTAGCAAATCATCAGTCTCTATATCATACAAGACTTTCATTTCATACCTCTTATATTATTTCCACATATTTTCCACATCAATTAACCTGGGAATGTCTTTTATGAGTATCGGCTTATTGCCGTTCGCTTTGTAGGCTATCCAAAATCCCAAGTACCAAAGTGACTTCTTCAATTCTTGGATTTCATCATCTTTTTGACCACGTCTGTCCACATACTTTCTCTGCATGCCTTCACACACTGCTTCAATGTCCTTGCTTATATGTTGTTGAACCTCAAGCCACTGAAAATCTTGGAAGAAGTTCTTATAATGCTTAGGGTTCACATGATCGACGCTATATAAGGAGTTATGCCATTCTTTAAAATCACCTATATTGTCTGTTTCATATATAGTTTCACCCGTAAAAATATCACGAATTTTTACGTATATGTCATTGTCGTCCTCATCTTGTGCAGTGTGAAACTTTGAGCGGTGCCATATACGTTCTCCCCAAACTTCTAAGAGTGCGTCCGCAGAGGTTGTTGTAATCAACTTCTCAGTATAGGACTCAACTCCATTAGTAATTTCAGTCCTATTATAAAGAATATATTCAATTGAATTTGACATGTTTTTCCTATTTATTATGAAAGCGGCAGTAACCGGCATTTGGGCAAGGAGAGGCCGTAGCCTATTGGTATTCCCAGTCGCGGACAGGGTTTTCTCTCCATTATTGTCCGGTTACCGCCACATAGGGCTAATTAAAATTCAGCTTCTGCATCCTGTCTGTTTCCTATCTTGATTCCTGCAGTATCTGATTTCGCTTTTGTTGGTTCCTCAATCGGTTTTTCATCGGGTTCGAAAGGTAAATCTTTATCTACCTCTTCTTCCTCATCTGGAAGAGCTATGACTTCTGTCTCCTCTTCTTCAAATGATTCTCCCGATTTGGCTTTGTATAGAATATGCTTCGTTAGCTGTATTCCCATGAGGATCGTTGCAATCCCCTTTTCTCCGCCATCAGCAGTATTATCGTAAGCGTATTGAAAGATTCTTACGTTACCTACTGATCCATTTCCAATGGTGTTCGGATCTACATCATCCATATTCCCATTTATAACTTCAACAGGAGCTGCCTCTTCACCATTGGCCTTAATTGTACGTTTCTTAAAATTCAATCTGAAATACGGCTCACCCTCATCAGGTAATACATCCTTTGGTTTTAAATCACAGTCCAACCAATATTTTTTGGTCTCTCTACTCTGTGTTCTCACTTGAATTTCCCAAGTAGGATTCACTTTAGAGAACCTTGTATTCGGTCTCTTCGGACTCAGTTTTGGATACCATATTTCACAATCACGTATTATACGTCCACTCATTTTATCTCTCTTTAAATAGCTCATTCCAGGTTTCAGGCATAATGCCTGTGAGTAAAAACTCACGCTCGTCTGGGTTTAGATGAGGAAAGATATCTTGAACATTTCGGCGCATGTGCCCCGGTTGCTCAAACTCATCTATTTGGGCCCTAGTCACATCCAATGTCATTTCATTAGTCTTGCCCGTAAAGGGATCAATCCTAGTTACGAGCATCATCACTGTCGCTCGGTACTGTCCTATCTTGTGCGTCGATCTCCACGGTGTCTGTGAAGTCTCCATATTCTTTATCAGCCTTTTTCATCTCCTCCTGTATATCCTTGGCTTCATCCATACCATCATCGTATCTAACGTCTCCTAAGTCATCCAGCGTTTCATTTTCAGCGGCTAACAGTCTAGATGCATTGGCTGCTGCATGTTCACTCTCAATAGTCATACGTATCGACAGATGTACATTCTTACATTGCTTAACCACTGAGTATGGTATGAAGTATGTGTTACCACCACCATTATTGGTGATCAACAGAATCTCTGCGTACTTTCCTTTACAACAGTACCTAGCTATATCGAACACTTCAGCACCTTGTGTTATATTCTTGTCTTCATCTGCGCCCCAACTTGAAGGAAGACTTATCTCAACTAGATCCTTTGAAGATTCTACTATATGTATATCGCCTCCAAAATAACTCACGAACTCTAAATCTTGAGCTCTTTCTGTTTCAACATCTTCAATCAACTGGTCATTTAACTCTGTAATATATTTATACAAAACAACGTCTTTTACTTGTTCTACTACATCTTGAATCGTCTTTAATACTATCATGAGAAGCAATACTCCGATTGTAATATTAGATTAATGTCCAAACTCCCAATCTGTATGTCAGAAATGTCCCCTTCAATGTCACCCATTATAGACTCTAAAGGACTTGTCTCGTACAGTTCCACAAACGTCTCACGTATAATCCTGAATAGATCTGGCATGTCGGATAATAGAGTTCCGAAAGAGTCATGCACTGTGGTTACTGGAAATTTTGCTTTGCACACTGTCATCATTAGGTGTGCTGCATCCAAGCTGTGTATGGCATTAGGAGAAGCTCCCTGTGCCTGCTTCCTTTTAGAAGGTACAGTATCTTCAATGAAACAGATGTGCATCTGTAATGTGTTCTTGAAGTATCCAGTCTTATTGCGTGTGCCGGAAGGTGGTCCATACTGTACCCATGTCTTCTTAACCTTACCATGTGTATAGTGTTGGCATACTGGGAAGTTGGTTACTGGAACAGTCCATTCCAAAAAGGAATCTTTGGACTCAGCAGCCTTTCCAGCCTGCTCAAATACAGACAGTAGTTGCATCGGTCGTTTCAGAGAAGTCTTACAATTATCAAAGATTGCTCTACCTAAATATGCGCCCCATTTATGCTCTAAGAATAATAGTTGATCAATGCCATGCTTCTTAGCATCATCTATTATCTGTTGTCCTAGACCATACGGTGTGCCTCCATAGGGCAATGTCATCGTGTTACGCTTTACGATCTTTCTACGCTCTTTCGAGTCCTTAATTCTGTACCAGTATACCGGTGATGCGATCGCCAATAGCATGACGTTCTCATATTTGTATTCCATAAGTTCCTGTATTAGTTTTTCTTTCAACTCGCTAGTAGCTGGAGCCTTATTAATTCGTCTCTTCATGCTTATCAGTTTATCTATGAAGTCTTCACAAGCTTGAAGCTCTTCAGCAGTCAAATTCAGAACTTCCGCTTCAAGTGCTCTCCAGACATTGTCTGCAACATAACTATATAAATCCCCTGGATATTCCAAAGGTACTAGATTCACATGTGGTGCCGTCTTCTCGTCTAGCGTTAAGGCTGAGAGATGTTGACAACCATTATTACTCCCGTCTATAAAACACTCAAGATGAGACTCGTAGTTGTGCATCATCTCTTCACTACAATGTAACCCTTCGGGTAGCCTTGCCAGGATAGCTGCTTGGTATTCTCTGAACTTTAACAACTCATTACATCCAGCCAGAAATTGCCAGGGCTTATCGGCTTGCATCCAACCTTGGTTGACTTTGGGAGACTCTGCATAAGACAGTAGTATCTCTTCATTGTCTTTGGCCCATTGAGATCTCTGTAAAAGAGGTATCTTGTCGGTCTTCAGTTTGTCTTCTCTTCCTGCATCACCGGCCCAATTTGAAGCGATACTGACCAGTAGCCAGAAATAGCCTTGCACTCCAATGGCTTTCTTATCATCGCGCAAGAGGAATCCTCTAGCAAGATCGGATCCCTGCTCGTGAAGATACGCAGTTGCAGCGTACTTTCTTCCCCGAAAATCATAGTAATAGAGGTGATAGAACGTTTTTCCAATAAATCGTTTAGCAATGTCACCAATAGCTCTAGCCTCTCTGAGCTTTGTTGCTTTGGCTTCAGGATTATGCTGTTCCCAGATATCTGCGAAAGCATCTGTCTTATTTCGCAAGGCCCATATGTGTATTCTGTATATATCTTCATTTATCCTCCAGCCCACTTGTTGAGCCCTGTTTAGACAGTCAAACAGCATCCAATGCTTTCCCTTGTCAATGCTATTCAGAACGTTCTTGTTCTGAGTCTTTATCATGGTCATTCCAGTGGCGTGCTTACTGCCTTGCCAATTCAAATAAGGATATACAGAAGGTATTTTTTCTATGCCCTTGGATTCAATCGATTGCCACAGCTCGGATATACTATTATCATTTAAAATTTCAATCAGGTAGGTTCCGTGCTTGCCGTTACCCTGTCCCAACTTAATATATAACAGTTCCAGTTCTTCAAAGGAGTACAGAAGGAATGCTCCCGTCTTTGCCGCCATGGACGAATTCCTACTTTGTCGTAATTGACTTCTGATACGATGTCCTATCGCTGTAATCAGTTCAGACATAATGATTAATTGATCACTGCCCTTTTTGGGACGTGTGTATAAATAAACAACTGAAATTAACTCGTCTATATAAACATCTACAGAGTGGTCCATCAGATATTTTATAGGATTCTGAGGAGCTATCTCTTTCTTTATTCTTTTACTAATAGAGTTAATCAACTTATGGCGCATTGCTACCTCATGGATTTTAGAGTATGGAAAGAGGTGTCTCATGACTTCTTGAACAGGCCCCCGAAGGGGCTCTTCTAAAACTCAGTATCTATTTATAAGTTTAATTGATAAGTATGTTGCAAGGACCAGCAGGAATACAAAATAGTACTTAAAAAGAATTCCTGCCAGCCCCAACCCCAAAACGAGGTGAGCTATCCAAGAATTCTTCTTTGTAGTCATGCTTTCTTCCATAGGTGGATTTTAGTTTATTTCTAATTTCTCCAGGCCTCATGGCTTTATTGCGAAAAAATAAACGGACTAAACCTCCCCGAAGGGAGGCCGATTACTCATTTAAAAACAAGTCTCACGAATACAAACATTGAAACTATGCCAACTATTAAAAAGATTATTCTAATACCGGTAAAGGTTAATAGTCCGAGAAAAACAGTACCACCCGCGGATGAATATTTTGCAGACATGGTCACCTCCATATGCGAAAAATAAAAGAGCCGAACCTCCCCGAAGGGAGGCCGATGCTCAAGATACTACTTCTTGTCCACTACCACAATTTGGTAATGATGCTTCCCGTAGACATCTTTGAAAATGCCATTGAAGAAACCCATCAACCATCCGATGAGTACCCAGCCGACTATACCCATTACGAGTGTCGAGGTCATGAAGACGAATCCCATGAACACTGGAGCGCTGGCCATTGCCAGTATTGTTGCAGCTGCGCCCAATGCAAGCGCCCAGGTTGTACCCTGGATGAATGCCGACAAAATGACCGATCCGGTACTTTCGGCGACGGACTGCTTGCTTTCACCTTCTTTACGACTTTTCAATTTCAATGAGAAGACACCAATAAACGCCACTACTGTGAACAATATAATTATAGTTAACATATTTTTACCCTCCACGGGTTAATAAACAATTGTAAGAAAGGGTTTCTTTCTTTTCATATAAGATACCCCTTTTTGCGCGTTTTAAGTCCTGGCTTTTTTCGGTTTTCCGAACAATGCGCTGGCCACTTCTTTGGACATTACAGAAGGCATTAACGTATTAACAGCCATTACAAAAAATAAAAACGGTAATATATAACGAATGTTAACGTAGACAAATGCCACGAAAATTATTACTGCGCCGATGAGTTTCATGATGCACTTCAATAAACTCTGTTTTCGACTTTTGTACAAACCCTGGAAACAATGTTAATAAGTAATTCCAAGACGATTCCCATAACCACTGCACTGATTAAAATAGACATTTTAAATACCTCTTGATTTGAATTAAATAGGTGCGCGTCCCTGCGCGTCTCGTTCTTGCTACTCTTCTGACTTCTGATCTTCTCGCAAT